GGCTTTAATTTCTTCGGCTGTTTCAGCCATTGTTTGCTCCTGCAAGTTTGAGTAATCTTAAACGCAGTTCACGCATAGCGTCGATGTGTCCTTGATGAAGTGCAGCGTCAACATAGCAGCCGGTACGCGCGGCTTTCGCGACTAAATCTTGCCTATCTTCGACAATTTCGTGCATAACTTTTTCAACAAACTGCCAAGTTTCTGAGTCTAACAAGTCGGCAAGGTCGTTTTTGTCGTCTTGAGTCATTAGGCGCATTTTAGTGCTTGCCGTTCATAGCGTGTTGCTGTTGATTATTTTGAGGATGCTGACCTGGCGGCGGCTGTCCGTGGGCTGCCGCCTGTTGAGCGGCCTGTTGTTGTTTTTGCAAGATTTGCTCTAGCTGCTCTTTGGTGCCGATCAACGTATCTACGTCTGAGTAGCCTGCGGATTCCAAAACTTTGCGCGTTATGGCGAACATTTTCATTGGGTCCTGCATGACTAACGGGTTTTGCATAAGAAGCTGATAGATGCCCATATCTTGATTTAGCCGCGATTGGGCATCCACAGGGTCAGTTGCACCCGAAACGTCGAGCCGATAGTCCAATCCCATAATTTCAGGTGAAATGGTAAAAAGCTGGCCTTGATTGTCCGTACCTTGAATGTCAGCATTGGTGTATTGTAGTTTGAGCCGGTGGACGAAGTTGAACAATGCGCGACACGAAACTCTAAACCTAATGGCAACCAAGTCATTTCGCGTACCTGTTGAAGCGGCTTGGGTTTTTACTTCGCTTGCGCTGCGTCGTCCTGAGCTTTGCGCGCCGATCATCGGCTGTCCTTGACCCGTAACTTGCGTGACATAGTTCATAAGAAGGCTTTCTTCTTGCGAACTTGCCAGGGGAATGTCGCTGAGTTGAATGACTTCGGGTTTAGCCGTACCTTCCCACATGACGCCCGGTGCCCAAGTCTGTTCTCCGTCATGCAGTTCGGTGCCTGTTGGGATAAATAACGGCGGATCAATGCGTAAGTCAACGGCGTTGTTACGGTCGTTGTTCATTTTGTTGATTTGACCAACAAGCGCCGTCAAACGCTCGATAAACGAATATCCGGCAAACTGATCTTCGCGCGGAGCCCACGAATACTCAAAAAACGGGCGTTCGTGCGGATTTGGGTAGTCATACGGCATCCAACCCAACAGTTCTTGAGTCAAATAGTCGTAATAAAATATATTCTCTTCGCAAATGCCGTCGCCGTCCATATCGTATTCGCGAGAGTGTATTCTGTAAACCAGTACTGGCCCGCGATTACGAAAGAACGGCGAATTGTGACTTCCTTGAGACAAGTATGGATTAACCTGTTTGCCGGTCGTCTTGTCGTAAACCCCTTGAATGTCAGTAGATATGCCGTCTTGTGACCCACTTTCAACGTAAGAAAGAGAACGCTCCACGGCGTCAGCCCAAAGCGTGCCCGCCTCGATCATTTCTAACAGTTCGCCCTCGTACAAAAACATTTTGCGCCACACGGCAGCGGCTTCGTTGATGCTAGGCGCTGTTGCGGGCAATACGCCAAAGTCTTTTAGTTTAAGAGCCTGAAGCCTAACGTCATCGTACAGCGTTTCTTCGATCTGTTTTTCGACGTATTCGTAACGCTGCTGCATATTATCCTGGTCGATAACAGGCACGCCGTCGTTTTGAACAGGTTGGCGAATCTTAACTGTTCGACGTGTCTTTTTGCGAACCCAAACGGCTTCCATTATGCTTGTACCGCCGTGAAAGCTCTTATTCAGCCAGGAGATAAGTTCTTCAAACCAAGTATCGCTGCCGCGTTGGCGGACTAATTCGGTGTTGTAATACCGTTCTATCAGATAAGCATGGGGCTGCGCGTCTTGCGTGTTACCAGACACGATAAAAAAACGCGGTACTAACGTGCGCGCCGCAATATACGCCAGGGCAGTTTCTAGTTGGGCCGGAATGATCGGCACGCAAATATTTGAAGCATCGTCCCACGGCTCGTTTTGCTGTGGGTCTAGCTCCATCTCAAACAGTTTTTCCCAATCATCGAGATTACGGTCAAGAGCGGCACGCGCGGCTATGCCAGCGATCATGCCGTTCATCAAGTCGGTACTCAACAGTTGGCGCTCGTCCAACGAAAGTTTGCGCTTGGGCGAAGCATAGCTGATTTGCGGGTCATCTGGTTGGATCGTGCTGGTTGTCACGATCTTGGGTTTTGCCATCGCCGCTAGTATACGACAGAAGCCGCCTGTTTCCAAGCGGCTTCCAGATTAGCCAGCACCGGCTAATTCTTAGGCTTTAGGGACTTTTGCGCCTTTGTAATGCAGTTGCGTGTTCAAGTGTCCCGACGTTTGACGATGCCCGAGTCCGTAAATGCCCATGTTCGGCACTTTGTTTTTACCTGGTTTCATGGTTGACGGAGCCACAGAAGTGCCTTTGCCGAACATTTTGGCGGTTTTAACCTTGTGGCCTTTCATCTTCTCCACGCTACTGGCCCATCAATTCGCGCAGTTTTTTGCTGGCCTGCGACGGGCGCTTGTAGCCACCGCCTTGGTTCATCTGCGCCGACAAACCCGCTTTGACGCTGCCGGTAAGTTTTGAGCCCTGGCCCATTTTAACAGCCAAAGAACCAACATGGCTGTCACCGACTTTTTTGTTGTTGATTCCGGTCACGTTGTCTCCCTATCATCCCGAAAAAGCCGTCTAGCGGCGACACACAGAGCATATCATGCGCGCAGGCGTTGTGTCGAGCGTCCGGTGTGACTTAGCGCGCGGCCTAGCACAGCCTCAACAGGCGTACCGCCGCCCCAAGAGATGCGTTCTTCTTCGGCTTCTAAGTGCGCGTATTGCTCGTACATGGCTTTGGTTGTAGCGGGCTTCGCGACTACTCGCTGCATCGCCAGGGAGTCGATAACGTCGTCGAGATTGTTGGGTACGTCAGGCCAGGCGTTGAGTTGCCGGTATAAGTCGCCTGTTGTTCCACGGCGCAGATAGATTTTGCCTTCTCTAAATCGAGGTTCCAGCGATTCAATGCGCTGCGCTTTGCCGCGTTTGCCTCGTTGCTCGTCGCGAAGTGCGCTATAACCCACAAGTTTGATGTGCTTATGATCTTCGAGTCCATCGTTTAGTTCCTTGATGCCCAAGCTAAGACGGGCGGTAAATTCCGCGTCTGCTCCCGCCGACTCTTGGACAACGACTTTTGGTTGGTAATATCGGATAAGATACAGCACGCGAGCAGCTTGCTCGGATGGAAGTTTGCGAAAACCTTCACTATGTAAAACCCACCAACAGTCGTCTGCATCGCAACCAAGAATAGTTACTCCCATTTGGTCGTTTGTTGGATTGCTCATTAAGGCCGGATCAATAGTCATTGTCACGAAAACAGGTATGTTTGCCACCTGTTGCTTATCTTCGTAGACTACGATAGGAAACGGACTGTGAAAATAGTCAAACTCGCGTTGCGGTATGCTTGTGAATACTTTTAAGCCTTCTTCAAAGGGTTGGTTTAAGTACCACGACGCGAATAGCTTAGTTTCTAGAGATGCGCGCTGTTGCTCAAGAAATTTTTCGGTAATGGACGCAGGGAAAAACAAGTCACCGCTAACGGTGTACGCGCCGCGAATGTAAGTTCGCCATTGTCGCGCAGTTGTAGGGTCAGGTTTGCCTTCAGTCCAACCATCGGCGGCGGCTTGCTCCAATGCGTCATCGTTATCCATGACCCAACCGTACAGATCATTCGCTGCCCATCTAGTTCCAGATAGGACGATGCTTCCGTGCGTTTCGAGAACCGGAAACATTGATTGTATAGTTGTTCGGCCCGCCTGTTTAGCAGCGTCAGACAGGTAATTATTCTCGTTAACAAAGTCGTCCCCGAAGATTAAGTCTAAATGCTGTCCGGTGAGTGACGAACCAAGTCCAAACGTATCGACAGTTGGTTCGTGAAAAGCGCGTGTACGAGTGTTGACCACAATCTGATCGGCCGACCAAATTGGGGCGTCTTTTGATAAGTCACCGAAAATTTCCAAGATGACAGGGTATTTGAGCTTCTGCTTAACCTCAAAAAGAAGCCCACGGGCCAGTTGCGCCGTCGCACGCCCGAGTCCGATGCGAATATTAGGATTTCGTAGTATACAATAGATAATGAAAGCCACCACCAAAGAAGTTTTATATGTTTTCCGTGGCGCAAGATATAGCTCTTTGTGTTGAACTCCAGTTCCTGGTATGGGCTCGCAACGCTCAAGTTCATCGCACATTTCCTTGTGTGGTTGTTCATAGATAGGATAAATAATGCCCGAGTCACGGCAAAATATAAAAAACGACGAGAGTATGTATTCTCGTCTTGTCGCCTTTGCCCAAAGATGAACTATTTTACTCATCGCATGAGTTTTGGAACGCGAACTGTCGTGTCATGGATGCGTGCCTGTTGCCAAGCCAATTCCGCAGTATTTCGCGTATCCGCCTGTTTTTTCTTGCTCTCACACTCTCTGCAATGCGTCGGTGACGATTCAGAATCGTATTTTGGCCGGAAGAATTTCGCCTCACAGACGACGCAAAAATGATACACCTCATGCCTCGCTTATCGCTGTCTCTTGAAGCAGTTTAGCGTATTGTTCTGGGCCTAGACTCGATTGCAACATGCGCTGATAGAGTTTTGCCTGTTCGATGCTTGGCGCTTCAACCTCGCCGCTAAGTTCTTTCTTAGAATCGTCGATCACTTTCTGCCAGCCACGCTTTTGGCGTTCGCGACGTTCTTCGGCTTCTTGATCGTTGACGAGCTTGACGAATTTCATGGCGGCTTGAACCATCAACGCTTTGTCTTTAACGTCGCCTAGCAAGGAGTCGTTAAGTCCGACCTCGATAACATGCGTAGCCGAGTTAAGTATGCGCGCTTTCGCCTGTTCCGCGCTCCGCTGGTGCAAGCGCATAAGCAACATTTGCACACAATCGGCTCGCCAAGCCTTAGACGCGCGTATGCGAGTTTCCGGCGCGTTGGGAGAGAGTCGTGCGGCAATTCCATAAGCTGTAACAATGAGACTTGGCGTTGCTGATTGGCGTTGAACTGAGGACAGGTAGTGTATAGCACAGACAAACCGAGCAAGTATTTCATCCCCGTCAAAGTTGTTGGTAAATTCTTCGCGGTCAACTTGGGGCAGCGCGCGCCACCAACGCAAAAAAGCGCCTTCGTCTAAATCCCAAAGTACGCCTGTTGACGAGATTGGTAGCGCAGGCGCTAACTCAAAGTCGTTGTCCAGCACTTATTTTTTCTTTTTCTTTTTTCCCATCATCTTAGGGTCCATCATCTTTTTGCCCATCGCCATCATATCAGGCATCTTCTTCTTGCCTTTTTTCTTCTTGCCTTTGGCGGGCATTTCTTTGTCGTCTTTCAAGACTAACTCGCTTTCTTTTTGCGTGATTTTGCTAGTTCCGATGGGCGCTTTGGGGTTGTTTCGACTTTACTCGATGCGGACTTAGGGATGCGTTTTGAGGCTGGCATATTGCCGCCGCCACCGGGTTTAGCGGCTTTGCGCGATGTGTTAGTCCTTTTATCGGCTTCGGCGTTTGCCTTAGCGTTTTTCTCGGCTTTGGTTACTCTGCCTTTGGGCAAAGCGCGTTGACCGCTTTTGAGTTGTTTGGCACTAGATAGAGATTTGGCGCTTGTAAGCGCGGATTTGCTGCTGGGGAGGGCAGGGCGTTGAGTGACGTTCTTGACGCTGGCTGACCCGCTGCGGCGTCCCGCAGAGCGCGCAAGGCCGCTTCCGGCGCGCTTGGCAAGGTCACCACCGACAGATTCGGCGGCGTCCACCGCCGCTCGTCCTCGTCCGCCTCCGGCCAAGGTTGCGACGGTTCCAAGAGCAATTTTATCAGTTGCGTTAGAATCGACGGAGTGGCTTTTTTTGCCAGCTTTGGCGTAGATTTTATCGACTGTTGCTTGATCGCCTGTTTCTTCGGCGTGTTCACGCTGGGCAGAATAATATCGTTCTTTATAACGAGACTCAGATTCGCCCTTTTTTCTTTTCGGTGCCCATCCGGGGGTAGCCACACTAACTAGGCAGCTTTCTTGATCGCGATGGCGATAGGCCCGAGCGCGATTTTCTGCGTCCCAAGCGTCACATCAAACTGCGGAATGTTGAGCGTGTACGACGAACCGGCCTCAAAAGCGGTAAACGCCTCAACCAGCGTTTGAACCAATGTGAGAATTTGCGCGAGTGACATAATTGAGTCTCCTTGGTTAAATGGTTGCGGTGTAGAGTTGATGACTTGTTGCGCTGTCTGTTTCAACTTGGGCGGCATTACAATCATCGTCGGTGTCGGATTCGAAGTCAAGGATTGCCCGGCAGTTGTCGATGTGGAGGACGTAGAGTGTAATGCCGGTGGCGGTGTCGGCTTCGTCGTAGGCGTGCTGCCTAAAGACGACGACTGTTCCGGGGACGATTTCGGGTCGCCGATGTGCGACAGTTGGGTGGCATGATGTAACCAGGCCAAGAACTCTTGGTAAGCGTGCATGATGCTGGACCTCGATCCCTGTCGGCGTAAAGCCGTCACCCGTGAGCGGTTCGATAAATACAGTATACGGCTGAAAAGGCAAATAGCTGCGATCGTCGTCATGGATCATTCGGCCAAGCCCAAATCTTCTTCAACGGGAACAGGCGCAACAGGCATCGTGTCGATGCGCTGTAACTGCGGCGAATTGGGCAACGGCGTTGATATATCCGCCGCGATGCGCTGCATTTTCTGAGAATGAATATACGCCGGATCGTTTTCAGAGATTTCATCGACGATGCGCTCGACGAGCGGACGCGCGGCGCGCAGCGAGCCCGTCGTGAACGCCGTCGCCACTTTCGAGGGTTCGTTAAGCGCTTTGGCATACGCGCGCATGGGCGTGACTTTAACCAGGGCATCGCGGTCGGTACGCGCCGAGAACTCGCCGTAGCGTTGCAGGCCGTCAATCATGGCGTTTGTGGCTACGACGCTGACCGGCGTCGAATCAGCCTCAGCAATATCGCACAGGCGCTCAAAAACTTCGGGCAACACGCGCAATTTTAGCTCGACGCGGGCTTTTGCGGCCCGATTGAGCTTCATCGCGCGCTTACGCAGTTCGATAAGCTCTTGGTTTTCGGCCAACTTGGGCCGTCCGCGCTTTTTTACGGGCGGCGTCACCATACGGTATGCCAAGACGAGTTATTTTTGCCCACGCGATAGCCTATGACCCACCTAATAGCCCTGTCAAAACGATAATTGCAGGTTTTTCGGTCGAAGCACACCGGCGGTAAAGGGTTTGTGTCCACCTGATCGGACATAACCTGGCACATTACACACGTAATCATGCGGTTTTTTTCTTGTCAAAGTCCAAAAATGCCAAATCTTCGGCGGTATGCGCTGTCGAATCGGCATGATTGGGATACGCGCTAGGCGGCGGCGGGATATTTTTGTCGCCTTCTTGCGGTTGCACAAAGCAAAGCGACTCGATATAGCCAGGTATTTCCGACGTTGGCGGTTTGAGCGGCGCGACGCCTAGCGTATCGGGCCGAAAGTACGGATGCTCGAAGTCGGTTATGTAGCACAGGTACGCGCGCGTAAAATCTTCCATGAATTTGTTCATAGAGACATTGCGAATATAAGCATGAGCGCGTAAAACTGTCCAAATTTCAGGGGCGAAGCGCAGACTCATCGGCACCACGCCGTCTTTTGTTCTGCCTGTTCCTGGGGGTCGTCCTAATCTAGCCACGAATTTCCTCCGTTACGGTGTCAACTGCTTCTTCTGGGGTTTTACCCTCTGCCAGCCTAGCATACGCGCGCAATCCCAACCCAAGAATCACATTTGTCACCGACGCAAGTGTGCGGCTCTCGGCGTGGGCGATTTCGCGCAAGGCGCGTTGCACAGCCGGATCAGCCCTGAGCATGAAGCGCCCCGGCAAGTTGCCCCCGCTTGGGTCGCGCTCGAACGTCGGCGGCTTGGCGTTCTTTAACAGGCGGCGAAGCTGGGAGAATTTGGGCCGCTCGACGGCCAGTACAAGAGGCGGACCTTCGGGCGGTCTTGGAATTGGCCGATACTCTAAGTCTTTTAGTTGTTCGGCAAAACTGCGTTTTTCCATGCTGGCCTTTTCTAAGGGTGCGTGTAAGGACATAAACACCTAGCAAGTCGCCGACGTTCCGGTATATCCCGGAGCGCCGGGAATGATGCAGGCATTGACGGCTTTGAAATATGCGTTCATGTAATTTAGCGGTAGACCAAAGTTCACCACGTAGTCAGTATGACCGGCAAAACTCGTCGTCGATAACCCGTAATTCGAGGCCACAGTACTCCACGTTGGATCACTGTCGCGCACGAACGTCCCGAACGCAGGCCCATAGCTCATTGTGTCGGTGACGACCGCGCCGTATGTAGCGAGACTGATCGCGTACATGACCTGCAGAGGATGGTTGAAGCCGTAGCTCACAGCATCGCCCGAAGTGCAGGTCGTGCCCGGTCCCGGCGTCACGTTGCATATTTGCGCTGGAGTGCGGTTGAGGACGAGGTGATCGCCGTAGCTTAGGCCGGTAAAACCACGCCTACTTTGACAGTTCGTATCCGTGTTCGTGGATATAGCGGGCCAGACGTCGCTTTGCGAAGCCTGAGCGCAATCCAAAAACATGTATGTTTCATGCTTGATGGCTTTGTTTGTTAGAATATCGTTCGCGGTAATTATCATCGCACTTAGGCCGACTGCCCCATGCTGCCCGTTGCCAGGGAATGTCGTCGAGCTACCACCCGAATCATAAGCTGGATTTGGAATACTACCGGGAATCGGATAATAACCGCTGTTATTATTCGACGTTCCCGAGGTCCAGGCGGGCCCGCCCGTTGAGTAAATAGCAGCACCAAGGCCGGAAATATAACCCGTATTGCTCGTGTTATTAAACGTCGTGCAGGACGTTGTACTCGTACCACCATTTTCTTGGGAAGTGCATGAAGCCGCCGCAGATTGGCTTGAGCCATATCCAGCGTTCTCGATAACAATCTCATACTGATATGGTGAAGCTATCGTCGGCCAACCCGTTCCGTTAGTAGAAGATGGCTTCCAACCTACTGGTTCGATCACAATTAAGTGACAATCGCAACTACCGATTCCGTCTGCCGCTTCTGTCGTGGCCCCTGCGGGAACGTGTAGGTTACTTATGCCTGTTGTGAATCCACAATATGACGAAGTTTCACTGTTGGTAAAACAGTTGAACGTGTATGTTGGATCGGTACTCTTCGCATAATAGAAGCCCGAGAACCCGGGCTGCGATGTACCAGGGACCGCGCTAACCGCGAGGCCCTTTGATGCCTGCCAACCCGCCACGCAACCAGAGCAACCGGAGTAACTTGAATACGTCGAGCCGGTGTAATTCGACATCGCCGATGCGCTATACGATTTGATGTTGTTGGCTATCCCTGCGGTATTGACTCGCTGAGTCATGGCTAAAGCATTGGGCCACTGTGGTTCGGCGTAGCCAGTAATCGAATCAGTGCCAGGGTAGTTAGGATTTGGCGTAGTCGAAGGCGCAGCCGTTGGACTTGGGTACGGGTCTACAACAGCCGCGTTTGCAAGTGCCTGCAAATAGGTCGTGGGGATGGCCGTTGGGAATACTTGGACGCCCCATATGTCAGCTACGGCTTTACGCGATACCTGGTCGCTTGCAACGCCAATATTAAACGCAAGACCGGAAAAACTAAACGCCGCACTTGGTGCAGTATACGCGCTACACGTCTGCTGAAACAAGCAGATATAGTAAGTTAAGTTGCCTGTTGTACCTGAATCTTGCGTCATCGCAATCGTGTAAGTCTGTAACGCCGTCAGGCCGTTTTGGGACGCGCTTGGGCCAGCCTGTGCGTTGGTCGTTACGTTGTAAGCGTGCGTGCCTGTTGAGCCTTGCGGATTGACCGTGCCGTTGCAAATGCCTAAGTCTATATCAAACACGCTCATCGAAACCGCGCTAGAGCCATTTGCCGTAGACGTGCATTTCGTGCTAAAAATAACCGTGATGCCTGGCGGCGTCGTCGGCAGGCTGGTGATATACGGATTCGGCGTATAATACAAGCCGCCAAACGGCGCAGCGTTAGTATAAATCGGCGTAGGACTCGGAACAGGCGTAGGCACTTGGACGGTTACAGGCAAATCGACTGAGTGTCCCGAGCCGTCATAAATCGTAACGACGACCGTACCCGAGGCTTGCGGAGTCAAAGTCAACGTGCCTGTTGCGCTGCTGCCTGTTATCGAGCCGTTAACTATGCCGCTTTGCGGGATATTAAAACTAAACGCCGCAGAGTTATTCGGATCAGAAATCGCGACTGTCGTCGGCGCGGCGGTCGGTCCAGAGAAAGTAATCGACGTAGGCGAGATAGTCAACGGTCCCGGCGTTGAGGGCGGCTGCGTCGGCGGCGCGGGCGTAGCGCCAGGCACGAAATACGCGAAGCCTAGTCCGACAGAACTTGTTGCGCCCGCCGCGCACGGATTTGCAACATCTTTGACTGTGATCGTAAGATAGCTACTGGCCGAAGTTGTCGAGTATTTAATATTATAAAGCTCGCTTGAGCCAACGCCGTTATCGACATACGCGGCGTTTGTTGCGATAGGCGCAGGTGCTGTATCAGAAGTCTGCGCCGTAATTTGCACGTTCGCGCAGTACGCGCCTAATACAAAGTTTAGTGTGTTTTTGGTTGTGTAGTTAGGCGTGCCTTTATTAACAACAAAACTAAACCCGTTACCTACACCGGACGTGACAACCTGGGAAGAAATGCCACCTGTGTTGGCCGAATCGGGCTGTCCGTCGCCGGTGTCCCATGTAATTGTCGGCGGTGGACCGTAAGCGCCATAAAACAAACTCGGCCCGATTGCAGTATATGTCGAAATGATGCCGTTACACGTTGTCTTTGTGTCGAAGCCATTAACAGTCGAACTTCCGGCTGACTGACCCCAGTTTGCCCAGCAATAACCCGTAGCGCCGACGCCGCCTGTTAAAGTTGTCAAGTCCAAAGAGTTAGAACTCGAATGGGCAAAACTTTGTGCCGTAATCGCAATCGTGCCAACAGGCGGCGGCGTTGGCGATGGCGGCGGTGTCGCGCTCACGGTATAGGGCAGCGGCGTTGTTCGCGTGCCGTCTGAAACTGTGATTGTTCCCGAGCCCACGGTTAGAGGCATAATCTTAATCGTCGAGCCCGAAACGCTCACGTTGACGTTGTTCGCCGGTGGCGCTGTTGCCGTAAAGCTGCCCATGAAGTTGGGATCATAGATCGACACGGTTTGGCTTGGCGAGTTCGTATACGCGAACGTGACCGTCGTCGGCACGATAGTAAGCGGGCCAGGCGTTGGCGACACGCCAGGGGTAGGCGATACGCCTGGACTGGGCGTCATGAACGGCGTGAAGCCGATGACCTGCGTCTGTTCGGTTACGTTATAAGAATACGTCCAAGGCTGCGACGTACCGCCTGTTTGCGTGAACTGAATCGGCGCGGTTGCCGTGGTGCCGTCGAGATTAAACACCGTCAGAACAGGCGTGCCGTTGTTTGGGTTGTAGGACGCCGGAACCGAGAACGTGACCGCCTGCGGCGCGGGCGTCGTTATGGTTGACGTGCCGATGACTTCGCGCTGAGCGTTGATATAATTCCAAAACGTCTTTTTGCCCGACGAATAATCAATGGTGGTGGACACGGTGTTTGCGGTGTTGCCGGTAAAACTGTAATACCAAACCGACGGCGTATAAGTTGTATTGGAGTCAGACAAAAGCGACGTGAAACTTTGAATCGCGACGCCCTGCGGCAAGAGCGCGTTCGATGCGCCTGACGAACAAGAGTTCTCCAAAGAATACGCCGCGAAGCCCGTCGAGCCAGGGCATAGCTGAAAATAATAGTTCGGCGCTAAGTACCCTTCGAGCATACGCTGCAAGTACAAGTGCGGCGTATACACAGTGATAGTTTGATCAGTCAGGCCACCGGCTGACACGTTGTCGCCCCAACCGCCTTCGCCCACGGCTACGGGCTTTGAGCCGTTCCAGCCGGTTAAGATCGTCTGGGACTCCGTCGAACTGGGGTCCTCAAACGTGGTATAGCATAGCTGACCGGCGAACGCCGTCGAGTGCGGACAGCCGATGTGCGGATTGTTGCCGCCTGTTGGATACCACGGATTCGTAATAGGATAGTTGTGATTGTTAAACACGTCAACCATCGGGTTTAAGTCATACCCGATGCCCGTGCATGAGCCGTAGTCGCTCAGACCAAGATTCTGCGCTTGTGTCGGCGTGCAAAAACTATACGCCCCCACGAACGCCGGTCCTAAAACTTGGACAGACGGCGCGACCGAGTGAATCAAGTCGTGAACGTGCTGACCGCGCTGTTCGTACCAGTTTTGCCACGAGCCATAATTAACGCCCAAGTTCGCCGTGCAATCATAAATCGACGCCTGTTGATCGTCAGGCTCGTTTGGACCTAGAATAAAATACTTAATCGGCAAGTTTGGAATAGTAGCAGCGGCTGTTATAGTCGAATCCGTGTCGCACGCGCCCATGCCGACTGTCCAATCCGAATTTTCTATACTGGCGGCGGTCGCCGCGTTACCCCAGATAGTTGAGTTATCAGTCGAGTTAACGCCCGAAACATGATGAATATTCATACTGGCAATCGCGTTCTGCCAGGACGAAGTGTTAGCGTTGTCCGTCGGAAGCTGATCGGGCCGCACGTTGACCCCCACGAGGTTCGCCACTTGCGACGCCGTGCGCTGCGTGCTGGCGGTAAAGCCCACGATGGGCGTCGGCGTTGGACCAGGGACGGCGGCGAACTGCGGCGCGAGCAGAGCCTCAAACACGAACCCGGCGTGATTCTGCGCCGCCGACGTGGTGATCGTGGGACCAATCGGCGTCACGGTGTCTTGCGTCACAAAATTCGACGTGAACGCATAGCGCGTCGTAGGCATCGCCGCCGAATCTGAATAAAGTTTGGTTGTCCAGTTAAGCGGCGTGGTGTCTGTTTGACCCGTGGTGCCGCCCGACGTATGAAAAATAATCGGCTGAGTATACAGCGCATTGGGCGTAAGTTGCGGCGGCGTAACCGTCGTGCCTGTCGTCGCGGTCGCAAGTATGCCGTATTGATTAAACACGCTAGAGTTCTGCACGACGTTTTGGTATTCAAGGCACTGAGCTAAAAGCGCCTTGGAGTTTGTGTTGTTCTTGGTAAACGTCGTTGTTGTGGTATCACCCGACGGTACAAAGCGATACCATATATAACCCGAATACGTCGGGTTGGTATTTAGACTCGTCAACTGCTGCCAAGTCGAGTCAGAGTTGGTGATCGTGTCTCCGGCCTCGTTGACAGTAAGCGCGCAAATTTGCAAATCGGTATTGTTCATGAAATACGTCCCGGCGTGCGGCCAGGTAACTACATCATTGGGCGACGTGAACGTATCGGTATTAGTAACTTGCACCAGCTTAATCGCGCCTGGCGTCGCGGTCGGAACAGGCGTCGGCAGCGTCGGCACAGCCGTCGGCGTCGCTAGCATCGCAGGGTTAATTCCCGGCCCGCACAGCGTCACAGGCTGATTGTTGACGTTAAAGAGCTTCACGCAGTTAACTGTGGGAATCGCCATCGTCTGCGCCCACAAACTGCCAGGCAGGCCAGTTATTACGGCGAGAACTCCCATAAACAACAGTGCCCAAAGGCTCTTATTTATCGTCACCTCTTGAGACTATCATATTTTCTCTCGCGCGCGTATAGGCGCTTGAGTCCCGAACATATATAGAATCAAATAATTATGTGTTTTGAAAAATTGTGCGCGTATTTAGAGCAGCGCCGCGTGCCAAATTCGCAAATCCTGCCGGTACACCCCCCTTGTGATCCCCATCACACTTGGCTTGAACAGGCAGGAACAGTCAGATTGTTAACAATTTGCAATTTAACAGGCAGATTTGTCGATTGTTAACAATTAACAGACGCATTTAACTGTTAACAGTTGACTCGAATACTTGTTTAACCTTAAACCTTCGGTACGCCGGGCATATTTCCTGCCTGTTTAACCCAAAACAGTTTTCACCTGTAAATCGTTAAGCTACACAAACTATTATGCCGGCAACAAATAATTAAGACAAGCAAACTATTTAGAAACGTAGTGTGATTATTGTCACACTTAAACGGTATCAACAGGAGCAGGAATTAACAGCAGGTTTAGCGAAGCACGTTAGCGGTGGTCCTGGTTCGGTCGGCTACGGTATCGGTTTCGGCGATACACGGGCGCGACGGTTCGATACTCCTGGACAGGCAGCACGCTCGACGTGTTTGGCGCAGAGAGTCAGAAGTGAATCAAGTAATGCCACTAACTAAGACTTCACCAGTTAACTGGTAGGGAGCAGCAAGTTGGACAACTACCACAAACACGGTAATGACGTGTATTCCTACGAGACGTGTATTTTAACACGGACGGATGAAGGCGTCTCAATCGTGAATCGAACATTCTATTCCAAAACCACGTTGCGTCACCTACAAGACGCGATACGCTCGGGCTATTTGGAAACCTTGATAAACTACGGCACGGGCAAGTTCATCGTGAACCTGTATGATGTGCCGATTGGCGCTAGTGCGGAGGACTTGAAGAAGCTCGCGATCGGCAAACGCGTTGTAAACGTGCCGCTATTGTCAAACAAGGCGGCCTCGTCGAGTGAATCGCTGGACATCGTTCGGCGTGCGCCTGTTGTACCTGTCGCAGCGTCGCATGGGGACGAAGAATTGAGGCCGACGCTGTGAAGATCGGCGATAGAGTTAAAACGCTACCGCACACTGACGCATTTATGCGTGGGTTGCGTTACGCGACGATAATAAACATAACGTCGAACGGCACGCGTATTCACGTTTCGTTTGATAATGAATCATCGTCTAAGCGTCGCGTGTTTTCACCGTCGTCTTTGGAGGTGGTTGAATGAACGTACACAACGCTGTGAGCGACTACGCGGAAGAACCGGCGATATTGCACGATGCGCTTTGCGAGATGGTTGACGGTTCGCCTTCGTGCAGTTGCGAAGTGATACCCGATGATTGGGCCCAGTTTTATGAGTGACACAATTACCGAATGGCGGCTTGGTAAGAAGCACGGTAACACCTACGAACATCGTGTGACGTTGACTCAATTAGGGTTTCGCTTTGATGGCGAAACAAAAGAATGGGTTACTTGGAACGAAGAACAGTTCGCGCAGGGTTACTTCTTAGTGACCGGCCAACCCTATTCGGCCCGCACAGACGGGCAGAAAGATGGAGAAGTGAACGCAACCGAAAGCGAAATTGATTTAACTGGTAACGGACGCGGCTTTACCGACCCGCAATTAAATGCGGCGTTAAAGGCGTTAGGCGGTGGCTCGGTCGGGTTTGACTATGCCCGCGTATCCAAAGCCGGGCGTATCGCATACGGCGTTGAGAAGTATGGCTCGGACGCCCTAATGCGGGCCATTCGGTTCGTCATCGAAACCGAAGCCAAAGAAGGCCCAGAAGCGCCGCGCAAGCCTTCGCAGGCAGATCGGCTCAACGAGCTAGGCAAGGCTCCTGTAGCGCCTGCGAAGGCCCCAAGTGAGGCTCCGCCTGTTCCGCCCGCCGACGACGTGACTTCGGCGGTAGCGGCATTGCGCAAGCTCATGGGAACGGGCGTGCTGGACGAAGCCCGCGTCCGAGCTATTGCCGACGAGGCGGTGAAAGACGGCGTCGGTGCCTTCGCTCAAGTCATCGACGATGCGGTAAAGGCCGCCGTCGGTCGGCCCAAGATTCTGGAAGTAAGGTCGCCGGGCGCGACTGTTCAAGTTAAGGGCGCACATCGTGACTTTGAGCGGGTTATGAAGTGTGTCGGCGCGGGGTTAAACGTGCTGATGACCGGGCCTAGCGGTTGCGGCAAAAGCGTAATAGCCAAACACGTCGCGCAAGGGTTAAATCGTCCGTTTCATTCAGAGTCTTTCTCCGGTGGCAAGACCGAATCGGCAATTACTGCCCGCCTGTTGCCAAGCAAAGGCGGGGACTTCATTCCCGTTGATAGTCAATGGCTCCACGCTTACGCGAATGGCTATGTCATCTTCGCCGACGAGTTAGACGCTGCCGATGCGAACGTCTGGATAGTCGCAAACGAGATGCTTGGCTCAGACGGGTTTCATTGCGAGATTCGGGCTATCGGCAAAGATGGCACCGCCCGTGACGAGGCTGTTTGGGTTAAACGGCATCCCAACACGGTCTTGATTGGCGCAATGAATACGTTCGGCACAGGGCCGAACATGATGTTCCAAGGCCGTAACGCACTAGACGCAGCATCGTTAGATCGGTGGTTGTTGCTCGAAGTTAGCTATGACGAGGCTATCGACCGTGCTTACGAAGTTGACGATCAAACGCGCAATTTTGTAAACTGGGTCCTCGCTGCCCGTAAAATCGTTCTTGAACGTGGCATGAAGCGCGTGGTGAGTCACCGGATGACGGCCAAAGGTTGCGCGCTTCTTGCTGCGGGATTCAAGCAAAAAGAAGTTCGCGAGATGCTTCTCGTCGGTTGGACGAAAGACGAAGTACTCCAAGTCAAAGACGCGGATACTCAAAGCTAATGGCTAAGGCTAAAAAGCTAGTTTTTAATTATGACTCTTACGCTGCCGTGGTGGATGCGACTCTGCATCCACCCTCGGTAGCCGCTAGTAACAAAGCCGATTGGCAAAAGCGGGTCAACGGTGGTGACCCGGACAATTGCAGAGCCAAGTGGTATGGTTGGAACAATACCAAGGTGCCCGCCATCGACAAGTTAGCGGACTTTTTTCTAGTCAAAGGCTGGGATGCGGGCGTTAAAAAGATGCGCGCTTGCATGAACCAAATCAAAGCGCCAGAAGTTATGAGCGTTCGTCGCCGCCAAACTTGGCGCGAAGAAGGCGCAGAATTGTCCCGCGAACGGTTATACGCGGGTTACGAGCAATTCTGGCGTGGTCGCGTCACGCAAGGCGTCAACATTCCCAAGCGCATACGTTTGGTGTTTGACGTTTGCGTAAATAGCGCCGTCATGTCAGAAGACATGTTTTGGGTAGGTGCTGCGGGTGTGACGTTGGCCGAGGCACTAACCGAAGCCGGTCATTCGGTTGAGTTAGTCGCTTCGGTTCTTATTTCAGACTACGCAACCGATACAACCTACAGAGTTAACACGATAGTCAAAGCCTTCGACCAACCGTTTAACTATTCGACGACGCTGGCTATTACGGGTCATGCCGCGTACTTCCGGCAAGTTATACTCTGCCATCAACGGGCGTATACGCCTACTTTGTGGGCCGGTTGCGGTTCGCCGAGGCGGTTTTCTATAGATCGCGTAGATTCGACAGGTGTCGAGCAAATCTTAATCTCTCACATGACTAGCGCCGAACAGGCAAACAGTTATGTGGCCGAGACTATAGCCGAGTTAGAAACTCCGGCCAATGCGTTCGCGTAAGCGCCGCCGCATGTTAAACAGACCGAACAGGCCCCTGTTGTGGGGGCCTGCGCGTTCTAGTTTATGGGCTAGACTCAAGCAATCAAATAGTATTTGGTACATCGCTTGTTTGGCGCTTGGCCTGTTGGTGTATTTCGTACTCAAGCAAATCATCGGGAGTTTTTCGTAATTGCTGCCCGGCCCAGGCTAGAGCCTGGGTCGGGCCTTTTTTGTATATGATGGGGTGAAAATTTGCAAGCAGAAAATAATCTTAACCGCCGTAGCGCGCAGATAAATCTCGCGCAATATCCGACAGATTGTTTGCTAACTAGAGTCTTGCCCGGAGTCAAGCAGCCAACAGCCAAAAAAGGCGAACAGGTAATTTATACGCCTGTTAAAGAGTTTGTCTTGGGTTTTGGCGAGAATTGCGGGCTGGGTTTAGCAGGCAAGTTTATATGCGTTGACATAGATCGGCCTGCTGATCCTGTAGCAGCCGAATATTCGGCGCGTCTGCCTGTTACGTATACTGTCAAGACGCCTAGAGGCTGGCACTATTTGTTTCGTGTTCCGTCGGGTTGGACCGGCGCGAAGAAAAAAATCGCCTGTGGCGAGATTCTCACGTCGGGCTATATCGTGGGACCCGGAAGCTGGATTGAGCCGACTGAAGGGCATCCTGGGGGCGAATACCGGCTCGTAAACTTCTGCGATCCCGTGCCCGCCCCCGATTGGCTCTTAGACTTAGCGCGGCGTGACCCGGAGCCTAGTTTAGACGTAACGCGGACGGGGACGGAGCGCGACCGCATCCTCGATGGTGAGCGCGACGATGCGTTGACGGCACTCGCCGGTTCGATGCGCCGCCAGGGCTATAGCGAAGATGCGATGCGCGCCATGTTGAGCGCCATCGTTGAGAGCGGCGTCGTCGAGCAGCCGCCTGGGCGCGAGGTGACCGAGCGCGACGTAGCGCGCATCGCGCGTTCGATGGCGCAGCATCAAACAGGCGGCAGCACAGTTCCCGAGATTGCACTGTTGCCCGACAAGTGGACGACCGGCGCAGACGTATCGCGTGATTTTGAAAAACTAGAATGGGTCTTGCCAGGGTTTATCCCGGCTGTTGGTTTAACCGTGTTATACGGCGATGGCAAGATCGGTAAAAGCTCTTGGGCGTCGTGGCTTGCGTCAGCCGTATCGCGGACAGGCAAAAAAGTCATCATGGTCCCGTCAGGCGAAGAAACTTTTAAGCAATTTGTTCAACGTGCTAGACTTACTGACTGTGAAGATTCCCTGTTTGTCTGTTGGCCTGGCGAAGCGCGCTTTGTTTTGCCCAAGTCCGTGCGTGAATTAAATCATGCAATAGAACTGCTCAAAGACGTAGGTTTAATTTACATAGATGCGTTGTACTCTCACTTTGGGGACACTCCGGGATTACACGCCGGAGAACGTGCGCGCTATAATTTGCAGGCTTTGGCGCAACTTGCGTTAGACCGACGTATCGCGGTACTTGGCACGATCCACGAAAACGCCTCGGGCGGCCTGTTGGGTTCGCGCGAGATGCGAAACGTAGCGCGCAGCTTGATTCATGCCAAACGCAAACCCGGAGGCGACTTCACAATATGGTCGGACGGTTCCAATGGCTTTTCTAGCGATTTCGGTGTTAGTTTTCCAGGTGTTGCTGTGCCTGTCCTGGATAGTAATAATCGGCCTGTTGTGTTTACTGACTTATTTGGTCAGAATCATCCGCAAGCTGTGTGGGTTCTCAGACTTGGCGAAAAAATCGGTGCCCCCGATACTATAACAGTTGACGACATCTCTAAAACGCCTGTTGAGTTAATCCGCGAATATTTAATCTTAAATCCCGGCGCAAGCAACGCCCAGATCGCCGACGCTCTGAGCATGGGCAAGTCCACTGTCGATAGGCACGCGCGCGAGGCTAGGTCTACGCTTGCTAACTAAGCAGAGTCGCCACACTCACACACTCACACTCTCTAGTATATAGGGGTGCGAGTGTGTGAGTGTGGTTGCCTTGGACACCGAGCAAGCGTCGAGTCTTGAGAATAGTTCTCAATAGCGAATTGTATGGCATCGCTTGACACGGTTAATTATTAGCGGTATAATTAAAGCACGACACTCCACAACTGCTGAGGTGAAAAGTGGATCAAGACAAGTTATTCGCAGAACTCAGAAATATCGTCAGCGAAACCTCCGAGGCGTCCGACGCGCTAGACTTAGTGTCGGAACAGGTTCAAGTGGCTTTAGCGATGTCAAAGATCGCCGGGGCCATGATGGAGAACGCCGACGAAATCGACAAGCTCTGCTTAAGCGCGGATCATGCTTTCGGCGGACACCAGTTCTTGCTTGTGTACGGCGCGCTTGTGAATATGCTGATGGTCGGCGTATATCACAGCCGCAAAGTCGATGCCCAACGGTACAAGACGGCCAAAGGCCAAAGACTGGCGGCTATCTACAACAAAGCCATCGTCGAGTATGCCAAGCGCGGCCTTGACGAAATGCTCGTAACGACACTCGACGACTAATGGACGAGAAAGCAGGCGAAGATGCGGAGCGGTCGGTGAGCGACCTGCATAGTCCGGTCGTTTACCTGGAAGAAGCGCGTCACGTGCTGCGCAACATCCGCAAGGCGCTTCAAGTCCCCGAAGCAGAATCGATTACGGAATATGCGCGCTTGCACTTTGCGCGCTCCGTCGTCGCGTGTGACATCTACAACATCATGGACTCGATGCCGGAGGGTGTCGGCGAGGCGTTCATCCGCGACCGCATCATGGCCGCGCTCGCGAAGTTCCCTGCTCGGAACGCGGGAAGCGTGACCCCGGTCGTCATTGACGGCGCAACGTACAATCGCGTTGACGACGCACGTAAAACTCTCGAACAGCGGCTTCAAGAACTCGCCGACGCCTGTTCTTTGCCCGATGTTGAGCCGCAGGCCGAAGAACAAGCATGACGCCGAACTATCCGCATCAAGACTACGAGATTAAAAACTTCGGGCGCGCACCAAAGCGCGCCCTTTTTTGGTCGCCGCGAACAGGCAAGACACGCGCTGCGATACAGAGCGCACTCGAAGCTCGCGTCTATGACTTGCTTGTGATAGCGCCGCTGTCAACGTGCCCTCAATGGGCCACCGCGCTCGAAGAGCATGGCCTGCCGGTCGTGCGCGGCTATGCCATGAATCGCGGACCGTTGCTCGCGGCCTTGCGTAAGCGCACAGGCGTCGTCGTGCTGTCCTGGCGACGCATCTCGGCCAAGAACCCCGAAGATCGCAAGCGCGGACGCCCAAGCAGCATCGCAGAAAGATTACTTGCCTGCAACTTTACTGGTATAATATGCGACGAATCGCACAACATGGCGAGCCCTAGCGCCGATCAAGCAAGATTAGCCAGGCGCTTGTGCTGGCAAGCTCCGTGGGTTCGCCTGTTAACAGGCACACCGGCAGCGAATCACTATGGCTCTTTGTGGGGGCAACTAAGCGCCTTAGACAAAGACGCATTTGGCGGAAGCTATGAAAAATTTGCTCAGAGATACTTGGTTCGCGATACGATGTTCCCTTCGCGTGTTCTCGGCCATTTACCGACTGTCGAGAACGAACTGCGGCCAAAAATGCTCCCATACATATCTATCGTCAGACGGGATGATGTTTTCGGGCCAGATAAATACGAAGAAAACGTCAGAATCGTGGATTTACCCCCCAACGCTATTAGAATATATCGAACGCTTGCGACAAAGTGGTTGATCGACGACCTGTTGCAAGTTGACGCTACGCAAATACTCAAGCGCCTTGTGCGTTTGCAACAGGTAGCAGCAGGCTTCGTCAAAGACGATGACGGCTTTATTCACAACCTGCATACGGCAAAAATCGACGCCGTGACCGAAGATTTAGCTAAGATCACCGAGAGCGACGAAAAAGCCGTCGTCTTTCACAGGTTTAGATGGGAAGGCGAACAGTTAATCAAGCGCGCCAAAACTCTAGGGGTGCCAGTCTATGAGATTAACGGCGATACGCCTGTCGCCGAGCGCAGTATTTGCCTGTCAGAGATGGCAAAACCAGGCGCTAAGATCGCTGTCGTGCAAACCAAGTCTGGCGGAGTTGGTATTAGTTTTGCAGAAGTACCGTACCAGTTGGTACTCTCTCAGTCTTTCAGTTTTACAGACGAAGAACAGGCACATGATCGCACATATAAGCCGCACACCGCGCGCTTTGTGACGTATTACAGAACTAGCGGAACCGTTGACGAATTTATCGCATCGGTGCTAAAATCCAAGCAGAGTTTGCGCACCGCCGTAACGCGCGCAGATTTAGAAGCGATGGCGTTCGGCACAATCAAAAAGATGAGGATGAAGTGAAAGAGTTTAAAAACGACATCAATACGCCTGTTGTTGTAGAAAACAGGCAAAAGCAGCAGGCGAAAGAAAAACTCGCCGAAATCAAAAAAGCGAGCAACAAAACATTTTTTTGGGACAAGCGAGATAAACAAATTACGCCGCAAGAACTGTTTGACCTTATGGAGCAAGCCGGTTTCGAGTTGCCGCTGTGAACGACTACTTAGAACTATACTACTCGTCTGAGCCCGCCGAACACGTTCACGCCTACGAGTTTGTGCCAGGGGGTATACAAATAGATTGGCGCGTTCAAGGCTGGCGCATCGTGCGGTACTGCGCGGGCTGCGACTGTTACGAAGCCGTCACGGTGGCGTTCAATGACTAAAAAGCTCGCGCTTGTTTTAGCTCTGGCGGGTTGCGCTCCTTCGGGGGCGCAGGCGGTCAAGCCGACTGTTATAGGCCAGTGGTGCGCGCCGCTGCCCAACCACAAAAGCGTCTGCGTCACACACGCAAACGCGAAAATCAAAGCCGTCATACGCTATTGCGCCGTGCGTTACGACAACGACAAGCATCTTATTGCCTGTATTACTTCAGGCATGAAAGCAAAGAAATCATGATGCTGGATTGCATACAACAGGCATTACAGGCACAACCGCGTTTAACCCGCAGACAGTTAGATGTTTTAGTTTACACAGCAAAAGGTATGCCTGCAAAACAAATCGCCAAAACTCTTGGCATCGGAGAGCAAACAGTTAGGCACACAGCTTGGCGACTTTACAAAAAACTAGGCGTCAAGAACAGTTTACAGGCAGCAATCTACGCTGCCAGGGCGGGGTACGTATGATGCCGGTGCCCTATTTTGGCAACGAAAACGCTCCTGACGTGACGCAAGACGACGGAACAGACGAAACCAACATAGATTTTTTTGACGAAATACCCGAGTACGGCGACGACGAGGACACCGGAATGGGTAGCCCAACAGGTGAGGATATATGAACGACCACTTTGAGTTTTACATTCTTATCGTCGTAATTGCATCATCGTTAGGCATAATCATTGGAAATGTGCTAGGTATGCTATGGATAATCAAAAAGTCGAAGTAGCTCAACAGGTGAGGACATTTGAAATGGAAGATGAATACGTTTGCGAAAACTGCGGACCCGAAATAGAGTGCGAAGAATGTGAAGCCTGCGGCGAGTGTCTAAACGGTGACTGCTATTGTGAGAACGAGGATGGAGGATGATGGATAGCCACGTTGACATAGCCTTTCGTAACCCTATACCCGCGCCTGTTCCACATCGCGCTCAACTGTTGCGTGATGCGACTTATGCTATACAGCTTTACGATGCGGCTAACTCAGCGCAACACGCGCGAAATCCTAACTGGCATGAGTTTGATCCGGTCTATAAGCCTGTTTCTCATAGCGGCGAACTAGGCTACGCCGCAGGGTTTTTGTGTGTCGATGCGGCTTTACATGGTGCGATCAACTTGCTACACTTAGGCCCCAAAGCACACAACGCCGCTGATATATGGATGGCAACGCAGAGTGCAACAGGCATACTCAATACCAATTCCAACAGACTCAAGTAACTGCACAGTTTGCCCAAGACACGCGAAATGCGCCTCGCCGGAGCTTGTTTCGAACGGCAACAGACGCGCGAAGGTCATGGTCGTAGGGCCAGGGCCTTCTTCGCGTGACGATACGCTAGGCGCGGCGTTCTCTGACTCGTCGGGACGCCTCTTGCGCGCGATGTTGGCCGACGCTGGGTTTGAGCTCGATGACGTGTTTTACTCGAACGCGGTGCGCTGCGGCGGTAAGCCGCCGACGCCGAGCGAAATAGACGCCTGTAGACCCTGGTTGGCCGCCGACATAGCCGAAGTACAGCCGCAGGCGATCATCGCGCTTGGCGACCCTGCGCTGCGCGCTCTAACGAAGCTCTCGGGCCTTCAGACTAAGCGCGGTTCCTCGTATAAGCTACACGCGAGTCTGAGCCCGCACACGTCCGAAGAAATCGTCTGGCCGACGTACTCACCGGCCTACGTCGCGATGTATCCGCAAGCGCGCCACACGGTTGTCGCAGACCTGCGCCGCGTTCGGGACAGAACCAAACAGGCAGAAGAAATACCTTGGGAATGGTGGGACGGTGCTGCGCTACCGCCAGGGCCTTACGGTTTTGACATAGAGACAGATTGGGACCGCAAGACTAAAACAGGCGGCGACAATATGATTCAATGCGCCGTTGCTGTGTCTAATCGCGTGTTTGTCGCATACGGCCCAGAACAGGCAAAGCTCTTAGCACAACAATTAACAGGCGAGGTTTACACGTTAAATGGCTGGAAATTCGACAACCCAAAATGTCGGGCACTTGGAATTGCCGTTCCGCATGGTGTGGACGTTATGGGAATGGCGTATTTGGATGACGAAACGCAACCCTTGGGACTCGAATCGCTCGCAGTTAAATATTTGGGCGTCCGGGGATGGAAGGACTTGCGTGACGCTGAACCTGGTACTGATGAGTTTGCCCTTTACAACGCGAAAGATAGTTATTACACTCTATTGCTTGCGCTTAAACTCCGAAATGTCCTGGGAAAACGGACAGCCTTAATCACGCACGTTATGTCACCGGCCAGGCTTGCGCTCGACGCTTGTACGGAGAGAGGAGTACCGCTAAATGCTGGAGCCATACAGCGAGCAAGAGATTCTTACGTCGCCGCCTTACATAGCGAACATGATGAGGTTATACAACTTGCATGTGCAAGCGGCTACACAGAACACAACCCTAACAGTACCGCCGAAGTCGGAGCAATACTTACGGCGCGGGGAATACACCTTTCACATACGCCCTCCGGCAAACTCGCAACAGGTAAAGGCGTGTTGCAGGAGGCCGGGGGAGATGCGTATGCTGCTGCGCTACTTTCATATCGTGAGGCTCGCAAGGCGCTATCCACCTATGTGGAACCGTATGAGCGGGCAATTCAAAGTACGGGCCGCGTTCACCCGGAGTACACCATCTGGCGGACTGTTACGAATCGTACGAGTGCGCGTAATCCGAACGTCCAAAACTTGCCCAGAAACCTCAAAGATTTCTTCAACGTCACTAGCGTTGATTACTCAGCTATTGAGTTCCGCCTTGCAGCGTGGTGCGCCGGAGAAACCGGCATCCTGCGACGTTTTGCCGAAAACCCGGCGTGGGACCCGCACCGTTACTTCGCGGCGCTTTTTTACAACAAGCCAGAGAGTGAAGTTACAAAGAGCGAAAGGCAAGTGGCTAAGTCCGCTAACTTTTCGCAACTCTACATGGGAAACGGCGATACTCTGCAAGCGTACGCCGGGAAGATGGGCATCGTATTGGACAGCCGAACGTGTCACGACATTCATCATAGATGGCATGCCACGTTCCCCGCGTTCCGTCATTTCTACCAGCAAACCCTGGTGGAACTTATGGAGTGCGGCTATGTCGAAACGGCCACGGGCTATCGGCGGCATTATGGTGACTTCCGCGCTCTACCGCCAATTAGGCGAACTGCAGCGTTACGAGAGTGCGTTAATGTCAAAGTCCAAACTCTAGCGGCGCACGTCGCGCTGATCGGCCTGGCCGAATGTCACAGGCAAGGTTTGCCTGTTTGCGGATTCATTCACGACGCGAATCTTTTTGACTTCAAGACTAAGCGAGAAGCCCTTGACGCGATGCCGTTAATTGAGTATTGTATGATTACGCATCCGGTAAAAGTCTTGCGTGAACACTTTAACGTAAATCTCGATGTTCCCTTGATTGTGGAGGCGACATTCGCGGCGTGAGGGCTTTCAAATTTATCGGCAATCCTATTGACAACTTGTACGGGCGCGCTGCCAGTACACTACCAACATTTGAGGAGATTAAACCCGTGACTACCGTACTCGAAAAGTCAGACCTGCTTAGTCGGCTCGACGCGCTCGAACCCGTCAAACGTACCAACAAAGGCGGCGGGGGCCGTCCTCCGGCATACAGCGTCGCTGACGTTGAAGCGTTTTACTCCGCGCGTTCACGCGGCATCTCTTGGGCGCAGATCAACGGCGTTCTCGACAAGCCGCTAAAGCGCCCAGGATCGCTCGCACAAAGCGTTCACGCTGCCGCCGAGCGGCATGGCATCCCGACCCAACGCGCCGCGCGTGCGCCGAAGAAAGTTCACATTCTCGACACACCGGCTTAGGCCCCGGCGGACAGTTTCAGCGGTTTATGCGGGGCCGCTGCCTCCGCTTTCCTGACACGTCGCCTGTCGTGTGGGGACAACAGGCAAAACCCCTTGACGGTTTAAGAGTGCCGTCAAGGGGTTTTTGTTTGACACTTTTGTAATTTTATGGTATCATTGGGCAGGAGGATATATGAACGATTTTGTTATTAGTGCGTCCGCTCTAAGCGCGTTCAAGCGTTGCCCGAAAAGCTATTACTTCGGCTACGAACAGGCGCTAACAGTCATCGAACAAAAAGAGGCTCTAACCAACGGCATCGACTTTCACACGTATGCCGCCGACTATGCGATCTATCGGCGCGATGGCGTGGAGCCTGACTTCGGCAAGTACGACAACGACAAGATGTACGAAGTATTCAACGCATGGGTTAGGCATCGCGGCGCGACAGAGTTTGACAACATGGCCGAGATTTTGCACGTCGAAGAACCCATGTTCACCGAACTGTTGCCCGGCGTTCAACTCCGCACGACGTTAGACTTAGTTTATCGCGACAAAAACGGCTGGATCGTAATTCGCGACTACAAGACGTTCGCAAAGATGCCGTCGCTCGACGCTAGTCTCGATTTTCAAGCGCGCATTTACATCGCTGCGATCATGCGTAAGTACCAGACTGAAAACGTCAAGTTTGAACACGTCTACGTTCGGCGCGACCTGTTCCACGAAGGCAAACAGTCTCACGTCGCCTGGACGCCCGAAGAATCTTACGTCTACGAAGAAATCGTTATCCCGCGCGCCGAGGCCGATCGGCTCTGGAAAGAAACGCAATACGTGGCGGGTATTATTCTAGACGCAACAGGTACGAACATCTTTTACAGAGTTGACCTTAAAGGCACGTCGCCGTTTACGTGCGGGTCGTGCTTTTACAAGACGGTCTGTGCAGCCGAGAATCAGAACGGCGGCATGGATGGCCTAGACCTCGAAGAACTAGACTATCGCGTCAACAGAAACGAGCGCAATCAACAAGAGATACCAGCATGAACGACGACACGATCCGCGTAAAGAACGCGCTTGCGCTCAAACTCGCGCTTGAAAATGCGTACCACGCGCAACCCGACGTTACCGAGATATACGACTTGGTGAACTGCGCTTTTGACGCCCTCATCGCAGCCACGCCGCAAGAACAGCCGCCCGAGATTAGTCCATGTGACGATTGTGGTTACTGCAATAATCCAACTTCGCCCGAGGCGCACAATCACGGGCCTTGCTTCAACTGCTACTGCCCTTCACATAAAGCCCATTATATAGCGCCCGAGAGCGAGGCAAAGCCATGAACGACGAACAGGCTATTTTTAGACGCAGACCTGTTTGGCGCTGTGTAAACTGCTCGCATTTAAGTCTACGTGTTGACGAAAGTCAACTGTGCGACGCCTGTTCTGCCAGGGCCAATTTACTGCGCGGAATAAAATGCTCGCTGCTCTTGATCGCGATGTACGTGTCCGTCATCGTCGGACTACTCAATTTAGACACTGGCGTAGTGACGTTGTTTTGTGCTATGATTTTTGGCATGAGCGTAATATATTTTAACTCACTACTCACACACAAATGATCTACTTGCTCGACGCCGATCAGAACGGCTCAGACTCGATTCAGCACCTTGTTGACTCCGGCAAAATTAAATACTTGCCTATGTCAACTTTTCAAGTGTTCGACAAAACAGTTAAAGAACTGTTGCCTGTTGTGGGACCTGATGACTTAGTCATCATCGACACAATAGGCTCGCTTTTTGAAACTACGCGAGGGGACGCAAAACTTGGAACTGACGTATCGGTTGACCTATGGACGCTACGGGGAAAGTACCTAGACGGGGACAAGAACTATCTCACCGTCTACTCTTTGGCAGGTGATACGATTATACGTCGGATTAAAAATCTCAGGGCAAGGGGTGCGAGAATTATTACTACGTCGCATGAGTCCGAGAAACAAGACCCTACGGACTTGATGAAAAAGCGCGCACCGGCTCTGAGTGACGCGCTCTATAAGTCAATCATGGCGAACACGTCCGACGTTGTGCGCCTGTCGGAAATTATCGACCCAATCTTAAACGAGGATGGTAGTGTCAAGGTACCGAGTGGGACACGAATCTTACAACTCCGTAAAACGGAGGAAGCCGTCGCTAAGTACCACGTCTTGCCGGAGGTTTCTGACCGAATCAAAAGGTTATTGCGACTACCTTCGAGAAGTGGTTTGTATACTTACTACGCGCATGTCCAAAAACGTCCAACCTGGTTACACATATACGGACCGCCAGGAGTAGGTAAAACCGCGCTTTCTGCTTCAGAAGCCGAAACTCCAAACCCACAACACACAACACCAAATCAAGAAAGCGACTAACATGGCCGAAGAAATGTTCACAGTAGACGAAATCACGATCATCAACGAACAAGTGCCTGTTGGTGATTACAAAGCGCGCTTGGTCGATGCAACCGGCGAGCTTTCCAAGAGCAAACAAAAGCCCACGGTCTACGCGACCTGGGAAATCGTGGCGGGCGAACACGAAGGCAAAGAAACCCGCTCGTTCTACTCTCTAGCCGTGACGCGCAAACAAAACAAGAAAGGCGTCATGCAGACCTACGCGGGCGGCATCGCCGACTACACCGCCGCGATGCGCCTCGTAAAGCCGCAATTCAACGGAACCTGGCCGGTCAACCCGACGCTCGAACTGGCCGAACAAGCCGCCGTTGGCTTCAAGAAGGCGTTCTCGGGCAAGGTCGTTAATCTCAAAGTCATGCCGAATAACTACACCGATGATTCGGGCCAAGCTGTCAACGGAACGCGCGTCAAAGTCATCGGGACAGGCGGCGGTGTGCCTGTTGCTGCTGCCGCAGTTAAAAGCGGCGTAGATATGTTCGACGATCTATGACCGAAGCGCAGTTAAAAACCGGGCTTTGTGCAAAACTAAAGGCCGCTTACCCAGCGGCCTTCTTTTTTAGAACAGGAGCGGGCGCGTTCGCGATGGCAGGTTTGCCGGATATTATAGGCATCGTGTTTGGCCGGTTTGTCGGCATCGAGGCTAAACGGCCAGGCAAATACTCAACACCCTTAAAAGGCTGTACGCCAGCACAGCTTCATGTGCGCGATTTAATCTTTCGCGCAGGCGGCATTTGGCTGGCGACAGACGACATTGACGACTGTTTAGTTAGACTCAAAAAAGCGTTGTACTCGTGTGGCGCGTCTGTCAACGATGAAGAAAAAACGCCAATAGGATCGTTGTAATAACGCCCAACATTGGCAGCACGTAGCCGGGAAGCTGGTTCGACGTAAGTCGTTCCAGCTTCTTGTTTACTTCATCGCGCCAGTTCTTTTCGATTGTCCAATGTAGCTCTTGCTCTTGACGCGGAACGAGGTTTTGAACATTGGCCTTTAATTCGTTGACGTTTTGACTCACAGCGCGCACGTCCTCTTTGGTTGCGAACAAGTTGATGGCCTCTCTATAGGTCAAGTACTTGTCATCTTGGCTTCCCTGTTCGTGTATCATTAAAACTCCCTTATTGGGATTCCCTACTGATCGTCCGATCAGTTCTCGCGGCGGCTTTGGCACTACGCGGCTTCTGCGAGTGCAAGCCAAAAACTTGAAGTAGCATTTCATGCAAAAGAGAATGTGGACCGCTTAACGCGGTAGGACCATACGGCTGAAAAATTGCGTCTTTGCGATGAAGAAATTCTTGGCCGACGACGTTTGCGGCGTTCATGCCTAAACTTGCGCCGGGAACAGTATTTTCGATAAACTGTTCGCCCATGCTAACAGGCGACGTGCCGTGCGGATTCTTCGCGTCTATCTCGGCTCCAAGCGCCGCGCCAACTGGCCCTGCCGTCGCGCCCGAGGCGAAGTAATCAGCCTGGTTAAAATAACCCTCGGCGGCGTCTTTGACCGGGCCGCCTATCACAATCTCGCTATTGTGCTTGCGGTCGGTAAGCGCGTCTTGAGCCTTGATGATCGACTCAGGGTAAAACGGACGCGCGCGAATGGCTCGGCCAACGGCGCTAGGAACGGTTCCAACTCGAAAGGCGACAAACGGACCGCCAAGAGCTTGCAACGCGCTCACAAAGGCGCTGACGTTGCGATAATCGCCCAGGTCGCGGTTAATATGATCGGCAATTTGGTAGTCGCGCGCAATTTCGTGCCCCGGCAACGCTTTGGGCAAAAACGAATCGTAGTGTTCGTAAAGCGCCTGACGATAGCCGAGTTCAAGCCTGTTGAGTATGTTCGAGTCAATTTTACCAACCTGGCTAATGCCAAGCGGGCCTTTGATGCTTGAGATATAATCAGCGTGCAAGCCTAAGTCTGACATACGTGCTAACTGTTGCGCGTCCAGACCGCGAAACGCATAGGCCAGGCCCTTGCCGAACGCAACAGGTCCGCCGCTGATATACGCCAGCATACCCACGTTGCGAAGTCCGTGCGGCAACGGGTCGAGCATAACAGAGTTGCGACCTGCGCCTCGCGCGAAGCCTGCCAGTTTATCTATCGGTCCGCCTGCAGGGCCAATAGTAACGCGCTTGGGTCCAAAAGACAGGCTCTGGACTGTTTGATTTGCCTGTCTGTCGCGTTCGGCTTGAGTTGCGTTGGCCCAATCAAAGTCTTTGATGCCGCCGTGATTAGCCAAAAAGTCGCGTGTTTCTCGCGTAATCAAGCCGTGCGCTACGTCTGTTCGCGTGTTATCTAGGTGCTGTTTCCAGATTTGAAATTCGTCCGCGCCTGGTGCAGTTAGACGAGTCTGCAAGTCCTGCATCGCGTTGTGAACGTCGTATTTGCTTGTACCCAGAGGCGCGGTAGAGTCTTGACGCAAAAAATAGTCGTTGCCGTGCAATTTGCGCGTTAGTTGCTCGTAGCCAAGATTCATCGCCTGTGCGCGCATCTGTTGATTGCCGTAAACAAACGCATGTTCAAGCACGCGCTGTCTAAGCGGATCGACGTTAAGACCCTGGCCTTTGACGGCGGCCTTGTTTTGCTCTAACAGTTCTTTGTCTTTTTGCATTGCAGGACGAATAAACTTGTTAGAGATTTTGTTTTCGATGCCCATGCGCGCAGTTTTGCCCACGTCGCCGGTTAGATATTTGTCTAGTTCGGGCCGACGGCCAAAATACTGCCCGCCTGTTTTTACTACGTCTTTGCCCAGAGTTTGTATTGAAGTCAAAACCGGGGCAAGTGCTTTGCTGCCAGGTACGATAGCCGCTATGCCGCTAGCCGCCTGTTGAACGTGTCCTGCGAGATTAGCCATGTCAGCAAGTTTGCTAACTGGCCCTGCCCAAAAGAGCGGATCGACGATAAGATTTGTGCCAAATTTAAGCACGCCGTGAACTATGGGATGATTTTTCTTGCCTGTTACATGGTCATCTAAGTATTCGTTAAAATAATCGACGCCCAGTTTTCGCATAACGGTGTCTAGGTTTTTGCCAACTTTGGCTGTATCGAACGGATGTACTGCGTTGTCGATGCCGTTTCTGACGATCTTGACTACGTCTGGGTGGCTAGGATCAAACGCTGCGATGCCGCCTTGTAGCGCGCGACCGGGCGCGCCCAGTACCGCGTCGAGCCCGCCAAGCGTGTCGTTCCAAGCGTGCGCCATGAACTGTTCGCCGCCTGTGACGCCTTGCGCCACGGCGTGCGTCGCCGCTCCAAAAAACTTTTGCGCTTGATTCTGGGCGTGAACGTGCGGCGATGGCGTCTTACGAATGGCGCTATCGTCGTGGAACTGAGTTGGCGGCGGCGGCGTGGGCAGCTTGGACGCGCCAGGGGGTTGTGCAGGCTGACTGTCCTGACCAGACGGCGCAGCATCGACAAAACCCTTAGGGGCTGTTGTAGGAGCGTCGTCAACAAAGCCATGTTTGGGCGCAGGCGTTGTTACGGACTCGTCCACGAACGGCATTAGTTACGCCACGTTCTAGTAGTTTTTCCGTCCGAAACTTCAAATGTACCGTCAGCGTTTTTGCTAACTGTGCGCCATCCCGCAGGTAAACCTACAGCCCCGCCGCTGTTGTTTTTACTAGGCGCGTCTTGTCCAGGTACGACTTGAACTTTGTGACCTGTTGTTGCCGACAAAGAATTGTCTTGCGCTGTACCGATAGCTTGAAGGGCTGCTGCCTGTTTAGTAACTAAATCTTCGTATTTGCTCGCAAGTGTCGGCACGGCTTGGCCGGTGTCGGGGTCTGTATAATTGGGGTCGAGTTCGCGCACTATATCGTCAGGGACTTCTTTACCGGCGGCGATATAATTGCGAGCCTGACTGTTGAGAAAGTCTAACTGTTGCTTCATCAAGCTCGTTGTTTGTTTTAGGCCGTAATTGCCTTCGAGTTCTTGCTGGTATTGCCACTTGTTTAAGCTAATCTGTCCGTTTTTTTCGTAAACAGCTAGGCGGCGTTCGGCCATGCTCGCAGCGTTTTGCGCTATATTTATGCGTTGTTGCGTTGCCTGTTCCATTATTTGATCGTGTCTGCTTTTGCGCGCCTCACCCAAACCAAATTCGCGCGTTTTTTCGACTAAAGCACGGTTTTTATATTTCATCTCGTCATCGAACTGAAAACCCAGGCGTTTTAGTCTGTCGATTTTTGCTTGTTCGGCCTGTCCTATTAAGCCTTGTGAGTACGCGCTTTTAGGATCAACGAGTTCGTTGTAGTTATACATGGGCGGTTCGCCGCCGTTAGACACAAAAGCGGCGTTACTCGGTCCCATGTTTTTAATTTGCTGCACGAAGTTCTTGTACGGCACGACGCCTTTGGACACGTTTTCTTGCAAACTGTCCATGTTGCGCCGGATCGTATCGGCTTGGGCGCTATTAAGCGCGGGCAAAACTTGGGCTTCGCCCATAAGTTGCTGCTTTTGCTCGGGCGAGCCGCCATAGGCATCGACTTTAGCTTTGCGCTGCGGCGAGTTAGGAGGCCAGGCTAGGATGCTGTCGCGCTCTTGGGGCGAGATTTGGCTTATGTCGGGCATTGGTTGGGCCGTAAACTGCGCCCAGTTGTAGATTTTGGTACCGTTGGGACCATCTTCAGCCGGAGGTGGGTCAATGCCGTACTTGCGGAACTTTGCTAACAACAAGTCCGTATACTTAGGTTGTTGCAACTGTTCGGGTTTAAGCTGACTTAAAGTCGTGTTAATGTCTTGTATGCCAGCTTGACGTTGACTTTGCTGCAAGTCAAACTGTTGGCGCTGCATTTGGAGTTTTTGCAGAGCTAGTTGGTTTTGGTTTTGCTGCATGAGCATATTGCGATCTTGCCGCTGCTCGGATGCTTGTTTAGCCTGATTGGCTCCCTGGGCAAGACCAGCTAGTATGCCTAAGATTGGATTAAAAGACATTGTTCACTCCAGCAGCCCAGGCGGGCACCAAAAACCGGAAGCAAGCATCGAATCCCCATCTTTAAGGATACAATCCGCTGCATCCGTTCGGTACTGTAACCCTGGCGCATCAATTTTTTTCGCGGTATCTAACGCACTAGAGTTTAACTCCGAAAGAGAATCGCCAATATGAATAGCAAGTCCAACGATGCCCTCGGGACTCGCGACGTGCAGCCCTTTGACGGAATCGAAAGCGAGTTCATAGGGCAAGAAATCACCGCCGATCAAATCATCGACTTTGATGCCGCGCACTTCAACATCGAGCGACGTGTGCTTCATCTCTCGCTTCCCATGTTCCCAAGGGTACGGTGGGATCGTTAAGCGCAATGAGAAAGCCGTTTGATTTGACCATTCGGGCAGGTCTGTACCTGTTGCCAGGGCATAAAGAAGCTGACTCGCGCTTTCCCACAGGCACAGACTCGTCGGCTCAGAGTCATACCCAAAGCGCGGCGTCCATTCCAAGAAATACGCCTCGCCATCTTCACCGGCGATGGCGTTCATATCATATATGCCTGGCGGAGCCTGTTCTCGCAAGAAAACCTGTGTTAGATTGGAAAACCCAAGTTTTAGGGCTATGTCAGGCTCGTCCGCGTAGAACCATACCGCGTTAAACGCGCAACCTGTTGCGGGGCCAATGTCGTCGTTCCAGCACTTTTTGTGTTCGATTGTGCCTTCATAGGGTCCGACAAATGCACGACCGTTCCACCAGCGCGCTGTCGAAAGCGGTACGCCGTCGATCTTTTGCTGCACCATGCACTCGCCGCGCGGCCCAAAACGCCGTATAACAGAATCAAGATATTCGCTTAACTGTTGCCCGCCTGTTGCGCTCTTAGTTGCGTCAGACTCTAAAAACCTGTCGGACTTCCAGTAGACGCTTTCTTCTTGTGGCAGTTTTTGAGCCCATTGGCGTGCCTCTTGAAATGACTTAAAGTCTACGTAGGAAGGTAAAGTTGCCCCACAGTTTTTGGCTATCTCAAAGCCGTAACTTCTATCTTTTTCGAGTTTATCGCAAAATTTACCGCCGCCTACTACCAACAGGCCCCAACGTCGCGCCTCGTCGGCCTGTTCGCCCATGCCAGAGGAATCAAACAAAACAACCGTAGGCTGATTAGCCAACGCGCCTTGTTTGGCCCAATCGAGTAGTTTTGCCCACGTCGAACAGGTCGGCACTAAGCCAGTACCTACCTGTTGCTGTTCTTTGTCTTGGTTCCAGACAAGAACTTTGCAGCCTTCGGCTTGAAGTCTAAGCCAAAAACTAAGGCCGCACGAAAACGACGTAGCAATAGCGACGTTCACCCGAACAGGCTTCCCAGACCGCCCAAAATAGAGCCAATTAAGTTAAGATTGCCGGATTGCGCCTGTTGCGCCTGTTGATTGTTGTACTGTTGGCCTGCGAAGTAAGAATTACCGGCGTTTTGCCCTGCGCCTAGAAACGAGTTGAGCGTATTTTGATCTAGTCCTAACGAGCCCAACAAGTTAGAATAAGCGTTTTCTTGCGCCGTTTGTTGTTGTCCCTGTACGTTGCCATAGATATTCGCCGCGCCGCTCTGGTCGGTAGCATACTGACTTGCTGCCTGGGACGCAAGATTGCCTGAGTCCGCGTAGGCGCTATTAGCGTTAGATTGATTTTGGTTAGCGAGTCCTCCCGCCGAACTCCAAGCGTTGTTTAGCGTGTTCTGCGAAGTGTTATACAAGCTGCCTGCGCCTTCGAGCGCGCTTTGTTGCAAGCCCGACGTAGCGTTGTAAAGATTACCCGCGCCGGATAAAGCACTTTGTTGTAGGCCCGTTACGGCGTTGCCTAGCGAGCCTGAGTTTGCAATCGCTGAGTTTTGCTGTCCTGCGTTTGCTAGGCTCATGTTGCCCGCTGCCTGTTGTGCGGTCAAGTTCTGACCGGCTAGTTGGCTTTGCAGGCTTTGCGCGGTCTGCATGTTTGAATTGGCTTGATTACCGGCGATTTGATTTATGAGCGCGCCTTGATTAGCCGTACCGCCGAGTTGGTTTTGCAGCGAGTTAAGCAAAGACGTATTGGCCGAGTTCGCGACGTTTTGGCTTGCTTGAACTTCGGGGCCTTGCGTTTGCGCGAAGTTTAACAGATTATTCGTTGCCTGGTTCGCGCCTGTTGCTTGGACGCCGCCGCCACTTAGATTTTGCGCCGCCATCGTGCCATACGGCGACGAGCCCGAATTTGCCAGCGAGCCAGCCAACGATCCTGCGTTTGAGATATACGGCGAGTTGCTCAAAGTCGAAAGCTGACCGGCGTTCGACGCGCCTGAATCGGCGTAATACTGACTGTTGAGCAGGTTTGACTGTGCCTGGCCTGATGCTTGCGGCACTCCAGCGTTGTTATACAGCGCGTTAGTGGCGTTTTGCTGTCCTTGCGTGCCGCCTGTTCCTATAGCGCCTAAGCTATTAGCGGCGTTAAATTGACTCGCATAGTTGCCCGCTGCCGTGTAAGGCTGTTGAATGTTCGGGCTTAAATTGTTGTATGCCTGTCCTGTCGCCCCAAGCTGATAGTTTTGCGGCTGATTTGTGCTGATTGTTTGCCCGGTGTTTGGGTTGACGCCTGTGAACGTAGCAATTTGCGAGCCAATAGAATTAACAATCGGCCCAAGGGCTTGATTCATAAGCCCCTGGTCGATATTAGCTTGGTTTTGCTGCGCTCCTCCGCCCATTAAACTACTCCGTAAACAAAAACAAGTGCGTATAAACTACTATGCCGAATAGGTGCTAATTTTTCTTTCTCGAAAACTTTTGCCAGGGCGTTGATGAACTCGGTATTGGCTGCAAGGACGTGACAGATAAGGCCCTTGACTTCAGTTGGGTTGTCAACCATAGCCCGTAGCATTTTAAGTGCAGCATAAGTAGCCAACACTCCAAATCGTCCTTTAACCGGGCAAACATTCATAACCTCCAACAGATACGGACTAATCATTCTGACGTTTACGGCGATGGCTAAACGCTTGTTGTAAAACAGTCCTAGCCAGATCGAACCGTCAACAGGTACCGGACCTCGGTTAAGCCCGAAACGCTCTCGATAACGATTTAGTAAAATCTCTGTTCGCGCGTCGTTTACCGTGTCTAGTATTACAGGTCCGTCAAATTCGACGGGCTTAGTACGAGTTGCCGTTGCCACTTGGTAGTGTCGAACTTGACGATGATCCTGGTAATGGATTTTGCGAACTCATTAGAGCTTGTATCAGCGTTGAAATGCCGCCGCCTAGCGCGCCGTTTGAGCCGCCCATGTTCATGTTAGGTTGCGGAGCGTTTGCGCCTTGTGCGCCTTGACTCATGCCATAAGAGCCGTTGCCCATGCCCTGCGGCATCGGATTAGCGCCCTGGACGCCTTGGGTTGCCGTTCCGGCACGTTGACTTTGCTGTTGCGCTTGGTGTTGAGCCAGCATAGCCATAAGCTGCAAAAGCTCCTGACCTTGTTGGCCCTGTTGATTCGTATTTTGAGTTGCTTGACCTTGTGGTGACTGTTGCTGCGTGCCGCCAAGTTGGTTTTGGCCCGTCATGCCGTTGTTGTTGGCGGTGCCTGTTGGCGCGGTTCCGGCACTTTGCGCCTGCATTTGCTGCAAATACTGTCCCATGCTGCTCCTATCTTATCACAGTATCGGAACCCAGGCGGTTCCGTTAGAGCGGTAAATAAATGTGCCCGATACTCCGTCACTTCGGAGATAGATCGAGCCTGCTGCTTGAATTTGCTGGTTGTCGGGAACTCCCGCGCCGATTGTGATTGTGCCCGCAGGTAACGTGGTGACGTTAGTGGTTAAAGGGTTAATTGCGCGAGGGCCAGTCTTAACGCTGTACTGAAGCTGTGAGCTTTGTGACGAGTTTTGTTTAGCGGGCATTATGATTGCTGTAGCCATGCTCTTTCTTGCGTACCTGCAACTGTTACCGAATAAATAACAGGCGGCGTAGTTGTCGCAGTAGATTGTATGCTGACATATAATTGTGCGCTAAATCCGCGTGCGTTGGCCTGCGGAATAGGGATTATTTGACTTGGGCCTTTGCTTAGATCGACAGTTATGTTCGTCGTAACTGTTCCGCCAAATCCAAGTACGTCAAGTTTAATTTCTGCTGTATTAACTTGGACAGGCGCTTCAACGCAAATATAGTGATAGCTCTTTTCAATCCAAGGCGTCTGCGACGATTCGACGCCTGTTTGCCATACTGCCGTCGCCGGATTGCCCAAGTCACCGTCGCGGGCAAACCAGGCATCTAACGCAGGCGTCGTCGTGCGCGAGGCTACAACGTAGTTGTGCCTAGGCGTAATGGCTTTGCCGTTGGCGTCTGTCGGCGGCGCTGATTCTGATGGCACGCTAACTGCCGACAAGCAAGCATACGGCAACGGCGAAATCCATTCTTGACTTGGCAAGTAATAGCCCAGAGTCACGTTAGAAGCCGGAAAAGAAAGCCAGTATGTTCGATCAGCGAAGAATCCAACGGCGTTTTGTTGATCGGCAACAGGTATCTGCTCTATAAAACCGCGCACTTTTTCGCCGATATAAAGCGGCGTATTGCCATCAAACTGATAGACGCCTTCTTCTGAAAGCCAGAACACGACGCCTTGACAGTTACATACTGACTGTTGAGACACGCAGCCTATATCAGCGGCCTTGATTACTATAAAAGTTGCGGGATCGTTGCCAAATAGCAACCAAAAAGTGCGCTGCTTAAATAATACGGCACAGCTTGCTAGACTCACGGCAGCAACAGGCAAATCGCCAAAGTACCTAGGCAGCACAGAGCTAGGCGGGTTCGGCACACCAGAATTGCCAACAAGAGTTACGGAGTCGGCCTTGTTAAACGACCAGGGCAAGCCGTAATCAGACCACCAAAGCTGAATCTGCGGCTGATTTAACGTGTCTGCGTTGTTGACTACTAGAAAACAAAACAATCTTTCGACGTGTTGAAACACGACGCCTGTTGCGACAGCGTTGCTAACTGTCGTGGTAAACGGCGGTGGATCGTGATTTAAGTCAAGCTGTGCGTTACTAGCAATAGCGCCGTCGGCTACGTCGTCGCTGTACGCCGCGTTCCCTGTTAAGCCCGACGCGATTAGAAACCACGTAGGCTGGTTTGTGCTAAGGCGATAAATATTTGTCTTGTACGTCGAGCCGTCTGCGTTAGTGCCTGACCAAGTATGCCCCGCGAGCAAGTTAATAACTGAGTATGTGGGCGCGCTTGTTGTAGACACCCCTGCGAGAACATAGTCACGATAAATAAACTCGCCGTCTATCGTGTTTTCGCCATAATTACCTGGCAAAGTCAACAGGCTATCGGGACTTGTTTCTTGGGTTGTGCCGTCTGCATACGTAACTGTGCGCGTCAGCGTGTAAAAATATATGCCTTGCGCGAGTGCGACGTAACTCCCACTTGGCGTCGTACTAACGCAGTTTATGTCCGTGCCAATTAGATAAGCTGTAGGCGGCTGCTGCCATATATAGATTGACCCGTCGCGAATTTGTGTGCCGTTGTTTAGGTACAAAGCTGTTCCGTATTGAGCCGCTGAATTAAACGAAGCTGTGTACTGCAAACTTGCTAACGTGGCAGTTTGCGTGTTGTACACGCCTGTTATGTAATATATGCTACTGGCAGGTTCATAATACGGCGCGCAAAAAACTACAAAACGCTGATCTTCTTTTGGCGTAAAACTTGTTACGAACGTAATCGGACTTGTTGTCGGTATGCCAGAAACTTCTATAGGTACGCGACCACGTTGCACCATCATAGCGGCTAAGACGCGGTGCGTATCGACATTAATTGAACCCGATGAAGCGTCTGCGGGGTCGATATACTCGTCGGCGGCTGTTGCGTCGTAACCCTTAAACGGTCCTACACGTATAAGCGCTTGATATTTTTCGCTTGGCATTTAATAGCCAATGAGTTCGAGCGTAAACGGCTGACTAGGCGTAGACGAGCCCACATAAACAGTTTGAGGATTAGCCCAATTCGCGTTAAACAAGGTGCCACCAAGCGGCGAAAACCAAACGCCGTTGCCGTTAGTTTGAGCTATGCCGTTGACGCCAAAACTTGACAAATTCGTATTAACCGCCGTAAACGCCGCTACGCCTGTTGGCAGCGTGATCGTTGCACAGTAATACATACCCGTAGGATAGTACGGCCCACAGCCAGTTTGTGCCGTGCTGGGCGTTTGCGGGTAAAGCATCACAATGTGCGGCGCGTTGATGGGGTTGCCGTTTTGGTCATAAGCTAAAAGCGTCGTGCCGCCGATGGTATGCAATATGCCGTTAGAATCGAGCCAAAATACTTTCGCCGCCTGTCCTGGCGAATAAACTTGAATCATATCGGCTGTTTGGCCGTTTTGTTCGAGCATGGTCAGCGGGACTTGCATCGTCGTGCGGCCATATAAATTAGCCGTGCCGTTGTATTGCCCGCCGCCAGGGATGAGCGGGATCGTCGTTGGGCTTGTGCTGGGTTGTGGCGTAGGCGTGGCCGGAGGCGTCGGCGTGGCACTAGGACTCGGCGAAGGCGACGGCGTGCCGTCAGGCGGCGCGACGGCCCCTGTCGTGAGCGTGTAGCCTTGCAGGCCGATGAAAGCGTTCGCGCCGTCACAGTTGGCCCCATTATTGACGTAGGAGAACGTCATGCCCGAGTTAGCCGCCGCCGTCGTGAACTGAACCGAGATTGTATTGTTTTGCCGAGAAAACGTGTTTTGCGAAATCGTGCCGGATTGCGGCGTAAAACTGTTGTCGTCTGCGCTAACTGTCCAAGTCGCGTTCGAGCAATAATTTTGCACAAAAGCGTTGAACGTATAAGTCTGATTCGCCGATAAGCCCGTATTACCGCCGCCGCCAGTTAAGCCCGTATCTATCGTGAAAGAGCCCGACCCGCCTGTTATGATGCTTGTATACGGATCAGCCGTTCCCGTTGTGTTGGGCAAAGCGCCGTCTGTCCAAGTCGCTAACGGTCCGCCGCTTGATGAAGAAATAGAAATTCCGGACGGCGCAACGATGACTGTCGTATATGTCGTCGAAGCTTTGAACGCAACTACGTCGCCGCTAAACTCATAGCCGTAACCAATGCCGCCAGGAGACGTGCCGCCCGACAAGTTTGTGTAATTGTGCGTGACGCTGCCTGTCGGCGTCACAACGACAACGACGCCCGCCGCTGTGCTGCTTGCCAGCGTCGTGCAAACGCCGAATAGGATTAACGCGATGCAGAGCGCGCGATAAAATCTAATAGCCAATCGCGACATAATACACCGTGCAAGTTGATCCTGTGTTACCGCCTGAAACAGACACGCTAAAGCCTGCCGTGTTTGGCGGTCCGTATGCCTCGGGCGTTAAGCTAAACCCAGACGGACTTGTGCCAGGGGTGCCAATCGAAAGCTGCAACGAGACAAGTGCGTTTGGAAACACTTCTGGAAAAGCAACGACAGCCGCCGCAGAAGCATCGCCCGCAACGCCTTGAACTTGGCCCCATTGAAAAGTATACGGCGTCGAACCCGTGCCGATAAAAGTCAGCGAGTTGTTGCCTGTTACGGGTTCATAACTACCTGGCGCGAACGGCAACGGTGTGAAATAGCTCATTCCCATTCTCCCGTATAGCCGTATGCCTTGTGGTTGCCTTTAATATAAAAGCTGCGATTTGTACGCACTTTGGGCGCGCGGGCATCGTCGCCTGTTCTACGCCTGTTCCAAGTGCGTAAATTACGCATTTCTTTTTCGTATTCGCCTGCCGCATAGTTGCGCGCCTCGGCGGCTTTGTCTGAATCGTCAGAAAATTTAGCGTACTCGCACATCTTCCAGACGATAGCGTTCACAAAGTTTATCGGAAAATACGTCGCGTCTGTTAGCAAAACCAAATCCGGCACAACAGGCACGCCATACATCGTGATAGTGCCCGCGCCACCGGGCGCTGGCTGTATGCCGAGATAGCCGCCGTCCCAGTAATACTCCGGCGCAAAGCCGCCATACCAGGGCGAGCCCGGTCCTGCCGCGCCAATGCCCTGGTAGGGAAAAATCGACGGAGCCGCGCTGATCCAAGCCGGAGCGAACTGACCGGTGACACCGCCAGGTATTTCTACGCCTGTGGCTGTCGGCAGCATCGTGCCGCTCGAATCGTTAACGCCGATTTGCTGCCCAGACATAATTTTTTTAGTCGTGCGCGGGCACAGTTGGCCGTTAACAAATACGGCGTCTGTTGTGATTACAACAGGCGAGATTTGATACGTTGCCTGGTTAGGAATAATAGTTATGTCCCAACGCGCTTGCGGAAACAGCACGTCGCGGTTGACGGCTTTGCAAGCGTCGTTTGCGAAACTAATCATGGAATTGTCAGACCAACGACCGTTTGACGATGGGTCGTTAAGACGCAAACGCGCCTTGCTAACTAAGTCCGAGCATTGAAGATTCGCGCCGATAACAGGCATTATGGGAACGGGTTCCCTTCACAGAGTGGTGCGCCTGTGGGGTTCGGGTTCGGCGTGTATCCGGTCGGGCACACGACAGGTTGCGGCGTCGCGGGGTTTGGCGTGCTGCCGGTGACGTTACCGATTTGCAGAATGATCGGCATATCCCAAACAGGCACGACGACACTCGCCAAACCAGTGTACGCCGTCAATGGAGTCGTTGTTACTGCGCCGGTTAGCGGATTGATGGCCCACGTCGTGTAGCTCGCGTTGGCTTGATTAAATCTAATAGTCGGTGTTGTCGTGGGCACCGCGATGGGGGCGAGCGGCGATGACTGCTCAAAACCCCCATCATTCTTCCAAACAACTAACCAAAAGCTGCCATCGGCTTTTTCAAGCAACAGGCTTTTCACGTCGCTTGTGCCGTCGATGTAATACGACAGCGATGCGTGCGGTAACGTGGCGGTGCTTGGGAATGTGTCGCCAGGGTCGTTGAGAATTTGAGAAAACGCACGCATCGACGTATACGCTGGTGTCGGGTTGAGATACCCGTCTAATAAAGCGTAGAAGTCCGAGTTATTTTCCATCGCCAGGTCGTAGATGTACACGCCATCTGCGCCGTCAGACTCACCTTGCAGCATTGCGCGCATCGTGTACTTTGATTTGGTTGGGAAGTCGATGTACGCCGGTTGATTGCCATACGTACCATTTGCGTCATACGCACCTTCTTCGCTGACCACGACGGGCTGCACGGGGGAACTGCCGCAAATAATTTGTGTCGTAGCCATCGTTTGTGCGAGGCCCGATTCACCGGGCACAACCGTAACGTCAGGGTTGCCGACACCTGCAAAGGTATACCCGTGCAGGTTACACAGGTCCGTATACGTGCCCGGCTGCACGCCTTGCGACGTGTAATAGTTCGCCAGTGTATTAAAGTCGAGATTGTCGCTGGCAAAGATAACCGGCGATGAAATTAGCTTAACGCTATGCGGAAACGGGCTTGCTGTTGGGCCGTAGCTGACCGAGCGCGCGCTTGACATCGCCTGCTGATTGGCGAACACGTAGGCCGCCCAATTCGACGACGTGCAAGGCGTGCCGCCAGTTGTTGGATTAGGCGTCGCGTTCGTGCTAGACCCGCATGACGCCGCAGCGGGCGACGGCGAGGCTAGGGGCAGAGTTCCGACAAATGTTCCAACTGTTGCGTTCGGATGCGGTGCTGCGGTGCTGCCGGTGTTTCCGCCGTGTTCGTAAGAGCCGTCCCCCGATGCGTTGTATTCGTTGAGTCCCTCGAATCCGCGCATGGCTAACGGGGTCGTGCCATTGTCCGTAACGCAGTTATAAAGCGTCGTTAGGCTTGCGATGGTGCTGTAATCGACGGTGCCCGACTCAATGTCGTAGCCGAGCGGAACGAGCGTATTCTGATACCAGCCGCAGATCGTCGATACGCTCTCGGAGCCGAGCCCGTCGCGAAGATGGCGGAATACCATATCGGCCATGATATTACGGCCCGTTCCGGTTGCACCCGAGATGAGCGTGTTGCCGTTGGGTGCCGGGGTTGTGGCGTAATAGTAGAAGGCACCACCGCCGCTGTCTTGGTAGGAGAAGTGCGTATTAACGCCCTCATTGTAGAGCAGCGTGTTTGCGGGAATTGCTACAACCGGAATCGGGCTGGGATAGGGCGTTGCGGGTACGATAGACGGGCCAGGTAAAACCGATAGCGTTTCGTTTAGAATATTTTTGGATGCAGGCCAAACGCTGTATCCAAGTTCCGACCCAAAGTACGACGCGGCGGCGTTGCTTGTCGTGGTTGGGTACGTCGCTTGTGCGTAAACAATGTTCGAGTAGTCGACCGTCGTTGGACCGACGCCCTCAACGCTTTCGCCTGTCGTGTTGCCGACGCTGTTGCCGTTTGAGAAGTAAAACGGAGGATACATGACGGCACTTGGATAGTACGTGCCGTCTAAACCGTTAAAGTCCCAAGCCTGCAAGACATAGGTGCCCGCTGTAGCCGACGAGATCGTGTTGCCGGAAAGAGTTTTGTTGGCCGAACTCGTCCAGGGTCCCGTTGTCGCGGCAACCGATGGCAGCGGATTTGGAACAGTTGCCGTTACGCTGCCAGGGCATCCGTTGGCATTTGCCAGGTCCACGAGAATCGTTTTTGAGGGCGTGTTGGTGCTACTCGACAGCAGTAAGCTTGCCGTTGTGCCTTCGCCGCTTGCCGCCGCGCATTTTACCCAAATACCGTATGTTGGGGAGCCGCTAGGCGTCGAGATTTCCGTCCAGCCGCTAATCGTGCCACCGGGCTGCGTCGATGATCCTAACGCTCCCTGTGCTTCAAAGACAAGCATGTGTGACGAGGACGCAGGCGTGGCGGACAACGATGCCGTGACCGTTTGGCTCCCTAAGTTTGTCGTGTTGACGCCATACCCCGGAGATTGCGCTGGATACGCCATCGCGAGCGGTGACGCGGTTGGGTACGCCGTGATCGACGGACTCGGTGAGGGCGATGCGCTGGTGACAAATGTCCAGACACCGGCACGACTTGAATTGTCAATCGCAAGGAAAATAGCAAATAAAGCACCTAGTATTGCTAAAATGCGAATTGACTTCAAGGTATTTTCCTAGAACTGACTGTACGTGATAATGCCGTTCACGCCGCCAGTTCCCGTCACAACGAGGCACAATGAACGAGTAGTGGCTAATGGAGCTAGAATTGTTCCAATAGCTCCACCGTAATTGGTACTAGCGGCGTATGCGCCTGTTATGTCAGTTGTACCGCTCCCACACGTTGCGCTTGAACTTGACTGAAGTTTAGCAGTTGTAGAGGCTCCAAGCTGCAACGAAATGCCGCAGACGTAAATATTTTTTGTGGTTGAATAGGTGACAGCGGTCGTCGTCCCGGCTGTCGTAATGTTGTCAATCGCATAACTGGAATCACACGCAATGGGCGCGTTGCCGCCTGTTGAGTTTTGCGTCGTTGCGACAATGCCAGCGTTGTGCTTAAAACCATCGATATTCGATGACGACTCAACCTGCGAGTCCCACGAGTTTGAACCGCCGCTGTAGAGTTCGCCAAACGAGGCTGTAAAGAGCGAACCCGTTGACGAGTAGTTTTGCCCGGATGGATTAGCGTTCGATATAACTTGGCCCGCCGAACCGATAATCGACGTAGTCCCAGGGTTGCCGCCCGTATGCCAGTTGATCGTCGCGCTCGTTCCCGCGAAAGACGTCAGCGCCAGTTTCACGTTGGCGTGCGGCGCGATGTTACAGGTATACGAGTTGTTGACCGTAGTCGAGGCTACAACCCCTCCTGGCGCGTTGCCGGTACACATCTGCGACCAGGGGAACGTGCCCGAGCCGTCGTCTGCCGTAAAGGTAAACGTGCCTGTCCAAGTACCGGAAATGTTAAACGCAAGTCCGGCGTAGCCGCCAACCGGAATAATGACGCTGCCATTAGCGGTTAATGTCTGCGAACCGGATTGACTGCCCGCATCGGTAACAAGATCACCTGTGGCTGCGGTTTGATTGACGGCGGCGCTGTTTGAGCCCGAAATCGGCCACAAGCCGCTGCTTGTCACGGTACCGGATACCGCGATAGGCGTCATGCCGGTAATGCCTTGAATCGTCTGTACGCCCGTTGCAGGCGTTCCCGCTGCTCCCGAGCCTATAGTTGTAACACTGCCAGCTAAAGAAACTGGAACAGTCGTCGCTATCGAAACGGGCTGCGTGGCCTGGTAAAAATTTCCCGTAACCGGCACAGAAGTCGCAAGAGACACGGGCACAGTCGTGGCAATCGAAACTGGCTGAGTTGCTTGATAAAACGTACCCGACACAGGCACAGCGATGCCGCCTGTTATGCCTTGAATAGCCTGCGCGACTGTGCCGTTCGTGCCAGCCGCCGTAACTGAGCCGCCTGTCGAACCGCCGCCTGTTACGACGTTGACTTTGAGATTGCCACTTGCGTCAAGTTGAACGGGCGCAAATTGACCATTGGTAAGAGTTGGCGCGCTTGAATTATAAATACCGCCTGCGCCTAGAAAAGACTGAATGGTGGCAGTTTGACCGCTCGTTGTGCCCGAATACGGGAACGTGACTGTTGCGGTGCCGCCTCCCGATATGACGTTGACGTTAAGCGCGTTAGCCGATGTGCCAATAGCCGAATTACACGTTGGTACGTTAAGAACAGTTGCCAGGGCCGCAGTATACGCGCAAGTCGCGCCGTCGGCTTTGGCGATTTGCGGATAGGCAAAAGCGCACAAAAAAAGCGCGAAAGCTAGTAAATTACGAAACCGCAAAACACACCACCTGCACACCGTTTGTCGGCGCTGATCCACCAGTTAAAATAGTCGCAACGGCGCGCACGGCAACAAGCGGCCAGTTTACGCGCAAAATCGGTGCCGTTCCCGAAAGCATTGGGTTTGCCATGACGCCTGTTGAGCCTTGTTCGCTAGGTCCGGGCAAAATAAACCACGATGTTAGTAAAGCCGTTGGGCTGGACCCTTTGCCTGTTGGCGTGATATTGACGCCGTTGACGTTTTGAGTTGGTTGACCTACGGGCTGACCCGCCACGTAAATAGCGGGGTCTAGCGTGCCATACACAGTCACAGAATAGCCGACTGTTTGCGCGCCAGGGCCAATAAACTGAAACGCAAAGTCTTTAAAGCCGATAGCCTCGGTCATTTGAATACCCGAGTCTAACGCTGCGCCTGTCGATGCAGGTAAAAGGCTAAGTAATAGCTCGCCGCCGCGCAGCCCAACGCGGTTTAGTCCCGCGCCTGACGCGCCCATTTCAGTAGTCTACGCCAGGCAAAACGAGCGATTGTGCGATAAGAGGATCGCCTGCTACGGCGCGACGTATGCCAACGGGCACAATAGCCATAACGACCTGCGCGCCTGCGCCGATAGAGCCGGTCGAAGCAACAGTCGTAACGCGCAGCGTAATTTGAATCCCTGCGGGATAAACCGCGTCCCAGTTTGTCGGTACAAAGATGCCCGAACCGCCAGTAGTCGCAAGCGAAAGCCAGCCTACGTTCGGCGGTGCCTGGCCGATGAGATTGCCCGGCGTATACGCCGTGTTCGACGCTGCGGTATTAGCCGAGTTAAACGGCACATCATTGGCAAAAACACAGTTGCCTGCGACGGCTGTTACAGCGTTAACGCCCGACGTGTCGAATGTGTCGTTTGGCGCGATGTTGCCTTGTGTATATGCGCCTGAGCCGACCACAAGATTAAACGAATCGCCGCCCGCTACCGCGTCGATAGACGGCACGTAGATAACAACTTTGCGAATCTTGAAGTTAAACGGCAGAACTTTCAAACTTTGAACAGTTGCGTTGGCTACGCCCGCTCCGATAGCGCCCGCCGAACTAAGCGACGCTTCGCTCAGCGAATAAAGCGTATCAGAAGTAGGAGTTTCGTTGAGGCCGCGCAGCGTTACTGGCATTATTTAGCTCCCCTGCGAGCCGACGATACCCCACGGCGTAATAAAGCCGTATGTTGACCGGAACGACGTTGCCATGTTGAAGTTTTTCGTGCTTGGTTCCATCCAAGACGACACGCGGTTTTCCCACTTGTGCCCAACGACCAGGCTGTGCGAGTCGCCTTGAATGTCGCCTGCGGCAGCGGCCACGCACCAAAACGTCGGCGACGTGAGATACCGCACGACCATAAGCGTGACAGTATCGCGAACCACGTTGATCGTGTTCTGGTTCGAGTATACCGAATTGGGCGTGCCGAGAATTTCTTCGGCAACCTTGGCAAGCTGCGGTCCGCAGAGCAAGTAAACCGGCGTCTTGCGACGCGGCAGGCCACGGTCAGACAACATCGTTTCAAACAGGATGTACGCCTGTTGAAGCGCCTCGGGCGTTAGCTGCAACGCGCCGAGCGAATTGCTCTGGGTTAAGCCAATCATCGAGACAACGCCGGTCGGCGTGCTGCGTGGTGCCAGGGGATGAACAGTTGAGAACAGCGGCAGGCCGTCCGAGCCTAACGCCGTGGGCGAGAAGCCCAGGTTTAGCGTGTTCCAGAAAGTCAGGTCCTTCGTGACCTGTTCGGCGTCCGAGAGCATTTCGGGCAGCTTGCCCATGAAGCCAATCGCATCTTCGACTTGGGCTTCTTCGGTGATGGCCGCCGCGAGCGCGAACGTGAAGTAATTAAACGTCGTCGGAATCAACTCGAACGGCTGATCGTAAACCGGCGCGCTGCCTTCAGGCTTGTAGCGCAACGTGCCGATTTCGGCGTAAGGCATGAACGTCGCGAAACTGCGCTTAGGATCGGTTGAAATGACGTTGAAGAATTTCTTGTAAAGCGGCGGAACTTTCGACGCTCGATTCGTAAACGAGCGTTCCATCGCTTTACTAGCGGTCTGTACGCTAGAACGGGTATTAAGAATAATCGCCATGATTTAGACCAATCCCGTTCCGTTGAACGACACAATTACTCGCTTTCCTAAATCGCCTATGCTTCCGACAACGCTTTGCACGCCATCGGACGAATTAATGATCGTACAAATCGCACCGTTAGCCGATGGATCAACGACCCAAAAACCGCTTACGGTATCCAGCGTTAGGCCGCAGGTCGTGCCGATAAGCGCGGGCGTCCAGGTGTAAGTTTGACGCAGCGAAAATTCCCAGTACGTAAAGCCTTGCAGCTTGACGACATACGCCGTATACGCTTCGTTTGGCGTTAGCGGCGGAACTGTGACAGTCGCGCCGTAAAGACTTTGGTTGCCGACGTTGATGCTGCCGCCGATGCCGCTGAAAAAGTTAGCGTTTGAGTCGTTGACCGCGATGCCGACGATGTTCGTGCTAGGATTCGTGGCCGCGCGTTGGACGCCGATGCTATTGGCAAACGGGTTCGCAACAGTCACAGTCGAGCCGAGCGTCGTGCCGGTGGACTGTCTGACTTCGTAGCCAGGCAGCTTAGAAGCATAAACCGCGAAGCCGGTCGCCATAGCTGGGGCTCCGGCAGCGGCCACGCTGATCGTCGGCAAGTAGCCAGGCAATGAATTAACTACGAACTCGGTACCCGGCAGCGATTCATTAGTGGACGTGCCGGTGTAGGTCAAGACGTAATAATAAGAGCCGCCCGGTGCATTTGCCGTTACTGTCTGAGTGACAGTTACAGCCGACGCGAGCGGCCCTGCGACTCCTACGCCCGTACCGACGCCGAGCCCTGGCGGATTTACGATTGTGCCGGTCGGCGTCGAGATTAAAACATCGCCTTCGCGCCAAAACGCTGAAGGCGCTGGCACATACGATTGTTGTACCGGCGCTTCAAAACTCGGATTGCCAGCCCATTGCGGCATCAAGTACGGGATAGTCAAACCCATTAAAAAGCTCCCAGATTTAACATTTGAGAGCAGCTTATCATGCTATAACAGTTAGCGTCAACAGATACACGTTTAACTCGATGGTGTATTTTGTCCGTTTAACTCTTTGACAACTGCTTGATGCGCCCGATAATACGGCCCAACACCAAAAATTAAGCCAACAAGTCCAGCCCACCAATTACTAGCAAAAAAATGCAAAGCGTCAAGCGGCGTGTTGCATAGCCCCATACCCCACCCAACAACAAACATGCCCAGAATCAAACTTTGCAAGCCGAATAGCGCCGATACGGCATAAGATTTAAGCGTCTGGTATACAACAGGCGGCATCATGGCGGCGTTAAAAATAAGGCTTTTTCGGCTGCGCGCCTGTTGACCAGGCCCTGAAGTACGCGCCCGCCTGCATAAACCCAACGACTAAATTCGTTAGCGGCTAAATCAAACTTGCGCTGATTTACATAGAACATGAGCGTAGAATCGGCCAACGCCGTAATGCCTAAGTTATACGCAAAACTAACAAGCGCGCTAAATTGATTAGGATTTAGCACAACGTCAGTTTCGTTTTGGACTTGGTTGGCGACTTCTTGTAACTGTTCGACGAGCCATACTTCGGCTTGGGTTTGCGTGCATGTTTGACCTGGCACAACGCCGGAAGTGCGCCCGTAGCCTATCGTCCAGACGCCTACAGGATCGGCGTAGGCGACCAGGCTACAGCCCTCAAAACGCTTGACTAGCTCTAAGCCCGCGCTGTTGATGCTAGGCATTTATTTGTCTTTAATTTGCATCGTACCTTGGTACGCGCCATGCGACTCGCCTTCAATCTGGTCGCTAAATTCAACGGCTTGGTTTGCAAGCCGCGAATAGGCGTAATCTTCGTAGGCCGTGTAATAGCGTTCGACGTACTTCGCTGGCATTTCAAACAACGCTTGATCTTCCCACACGACGTAATTGCCGCTAGGAGTTTCTAAGTCGATGATTGCTGCGAGCGCGCAGTTCGGATCGACTTCGTCAAATTCAACAGGTCGCATATGTCCTGCGCGAACCATCGAGCCTGTTTTTGGCTGCGTGCGAACGCGCCACACGTATTTAGAATTTGGATTGGGCTTTTTGAGAATCTTTTCCGGCGACCCTAGCAGAAGCGTTGCATCTTCGCCAGGGTATTTCTTGCCAATATACGGCGCGGCGCTAATGCGTCCGCCGTTGGGCGTCGTCACTTTGATGCCACGTTGCATACGGGCCGAATGATCGGCGATAAGGGCCTGTCGGGTGATTTCTGCTGCGTCTGCCATAATTGCTCCTAGTAGCCGTAATCGGCGTTGACTTCAGATTCGATGGCTTCAACGTCCTCGTCTGTTAGCGAACCGCGCCGTTTCATCGTGGCGATGAGTTGGTTCAAGCCTTCGTCTTTTTGCAGGTCGGGATTAGCGAAGATGGCCCCCTCGGGGCGCTTGCCGAGCGCGCGGCGTCCTGGGGCACCGCCGCCGCCCATCTGAGGCGGTTCGGGCTTTGGCGCGCTCGCAGCGGCCTTGCGGTAGAGCCCAGCGGCGGCGGCGTCCCAGCGTAGGTTTAACTGGCGCTGGCGCTGGTTGGCGGGCAATTGCAGCAAGGCGCGCACGTCAATGTCGGACAGTTCTTTGCGAAAAATGGGCTCGATCTTCGAGAACATCACATCCTGACCGGATTTTTGCGTGATAAAATTCTCAACAAATAAATCGCCCGACGTTTGCATATAGGGATTTGCGTGTTGAGCAAACTCCTCCATGCGCTCGTTTGTCATCATTTCGGCAAGGTTCATCATCGCCGCCGTAGGATTGGCCGCGATCTGAAGGTCTAATTGGGCGCGCTGTTCGGGCGTCAGCATCGCCAACTGTTGCTTGAGCGTCATTTTGGGCGGCGGCGCAGGCGCTTGAACTTGACGCGCGCCAAATGTCTCGGCCAGGCCGCGCGCGACGGCTTCGGCGATGGCGGCGCTGTTATCTACCGGCGCGGCGACAGGCGGTTTTTCTTCGTCTTTGATTTCGTCTAAAGCGGCTTTAATTTCTTCGGCTGTTTCAGCCATTGTTTGCTCCTGCAAGTTTGAGTAATCTTAAACGCAGTTCACGCATAGCGTCGATGTGTCCTTGATGAAGTGCAGCGTCAACATAGCAGCCGGTACG